ACGAGATAGGAGTCCGTCTCGTGGGCTCGGAGATGTGTATAAGAGACAGTGCATGAATAGAGTAATATTTAAAATAAAATTCTTATATTTGTAGTGTAATAATTAAATAATAAAAATATGAAAACAACAACATCTAAATCCTCTGTCCAGAACTTGGAAGAGGTACTTAAAAGATTCCTTGCTAACAAAAACACTTTCTCTCTTACAGAGGAGGAAAAGGAAAACCTAAAGGATAACTTATATGAGTTACTCAGTAAGTTATATGACCACAATCGATTTGCCTGCATTGATATCAATCAACTCTGGGTATACGAAACTTGCTACTATACTTTCACATTCGAAAGTTTACTTACAGTAACCAGACAAGGAGAATCCATACTTGCTGATGCTTGCATAAGGTTCATGCAAAACTTTACCGATGGCGATGGTAGCTTCATATCGTTCACCAAACTGGATAAAAACAATTGGGTTTACCAACTTAACTTCAGAATATCATGAACGAAGAAGAATTAAAATTACTAGCCTTACAATTACATAAGGCTCAAATACAGGAATATCCTTGGATATCGGCAGACCCAGAGGATGCCGAATCCTATATTAGGACTTACGGAGATACTGATGTACACATGTATTACGATTATTTACTTGCTAACAACATAGGAGAAGTAGAATTATGAAAATCAGAGCTATTTTAGAAACAGAAACAATGGACCCTGACTTCAGAGAACCATTTTTAAATGGAATGCCATTTGACATTACAGAATCAACGTTTGATAGAATTGTACGCTATGCTTCGGGATGTACAGATGTTCAACAACCCGATGTAATTGCTATGGTTATCCAACATTCTTTGGAAAACCGCAAAGAATTATCAGAATTACTGGATAGATGTAATAATATTACACAGATGAGGATACTCATACCAGTACCCATCTCTGCAATTACCTTTGTTAAAAAGTACCAAGATACTCTTAGAGAGGTATTAAAGGAAAGAATTAAAGGAACAATAGATGGCCTACCAAAAGAATATCGGGTAGAGCTTCTTCACGAACTATCGAACGAAATCCTTAATGAGGATTCTCTTAACGATGATTAACCAGTTGTTTTCATATCTATCCCAGAGGCAGGACTCTAACCTAACTAAGAGCCTGCCTCTACCTCAGTTATATTTGCATATATTATTTATTATTCTTATATTTGTAGTGAGAAATAAAAATATATTATTCATTTTAAAATAGACAACAACATGGTTAATCTTTACAAACTCACCAACTTACTTGAATCTGGGATGACAATATTCCAGCTCAATCAATGGAAAAACGAAGGTATCTGGTATCCAATTACCCAATACAAAAAGCCTTCAAACGAAATTGAGGTAGTCACCAACCTATTTATCCCAATCGATACGGAAACACAACGTTATCACATTCAACTAACTGCTAACTATGATGCTAGCGAAATGGATGAATGGAAACGATTCCTAGAGGATAACCAATGGAAACTATACCCATTGCTCAAAAACATCATGGATGTATTCTTGCCACATTCGGATTATGGGTATCGAATCCTATATACCCTATACCCGGAAGGATTCATATCAGTACTTGCTGAAGAATTACCTACTGAACCATACATACCATTGAATCAACAACTTAAATCAGATGAGAACCAAACTTATAATCCTAACATCAATTGCCATGGCTCTAGTAGTCATGGCATTCCCTACCAATAAATTCCAACCTAAAACGGTATGGGAACACTACTGCAAGTATACATTGGGAATACACCCATCCCAAGCTACCGAGGAACAATATGATTACTTCCTTGACTGCTGGTCAGGAGATGACGAATATACCTATCTCTATGACTACTACGAGAACAAATACCCAGAGTATAACCAAGAACTAAAACATTACGGAAAATGAAAATAACCATTACAACCCTAATAATCGTAAATGATAACGAAGTACTAGATGTATACCATTCACTAGAGGATAACCAAGACAAGGCTTATCAAGAACTTATAGACATGGTAGAAGGCGAATATGGTGACGAAGAAACTAACACTCATTTCAAATCTATCGAAGACATAGAGGACTATTTCGACATAGTATCCATAGAGACCCAAGAACTTACACCAAGCGGATTTAAAACAGCAATCTTAGACCAATGAAAAAGAACAAAGATATAATATACATACCAGGCCAAGATAAATGGTCTGAACATTTTCCTACTCCAGGTAAACTAAGGCCAAGTAACTTCGGACACATGTTCTGTGAACCTAACTCCCAATTCAACAAGTTACTCCGTACCCAAAACAAACTAAAAACAAAAAGGAAATGATTACCATATATCACATACTCAAGGCAATAGGGGCAATATACATTACCTACCAACTGATACAGAACGAAAAGAGGTACACCAAATATAAAGCATCCCACACCCCAACCAAAAGAAGAAAATACCTATTCATATTAGAACAAATCCTATGGATACTAAACCTAATAGCCTATTACATAATCCTACACATAATCCAATACCACTAACCCACCAAACAAAAACAAATACATAAATAAATACTAAAGCCCAGTATGAACAAAATCGTACTGGGCCTAACTATGTTACATAATACACATACCTAATATCATATAATCAATATACATATAACTAATACTAATTTGAAGGCCTTCCGGGGGTGCCGAAAATTGATGGCCTTCATTAGGATACCCAGCCTCTACTATACACCCACACTACTCTATAGCTATCTAACACATATGTCTCATAGCCTTTGGTCATTATAACCCATTGCCTAAAAGGCCCACAACTAAGGCCCATTTGGGTACCTAAATCCCCTTAATCCTAGACCCATAATGGCCCTTTATATTAGTATATATTATATAGAAATTGGTTAGGATTAGGCAATAGGATTTGGGGATTAGGCATTAAAATATACCATTCATGGCCTTCAAATTTATTAAGATTAAGGGTAATTTGGCATTAGGATTTAGGCCATTTGGGGTACATAAAACTAGTAAGTATGTTATTAATGGCCCTTATATTTAGTTAGAAAGAAACTAATAATGGCTAGAAGAGATATGGATTATGTAACTCTTTGATTATTAATAAGTTAAGTAGCCTTAAGACACTATCCATTAAGGGCCTCAGTAGGATTTATAAAAATAGATTAGGATTTTGCTATATTAAATAAAATACTTATATTTGCATATTACTAATTTAAAATTATACAGATATGAAAACAAATGTAATTAAAACCCAACTAACCAAAAACCAAATCCTTAATCCTCAACTTAATGGGGGCTATAACCTAGATGCCAACCTTATTGGTAACCTTTGCCCAGACATTTCCTTACTTCAAGTCGAACTCAGTAACGAACCTCAATCCTTAGAATCATACCAAATAGGTATGCTAGAGTACATTACTCCTATCATTAATCAAATGGCTAACGAAACCATTATACCTGACTACATGCAACTTATATCTATCGATACAAAGCTCCAGGACTACTCAGGTATACATATATGGACATTTGCTCTCAATGACTCTGATGCCATAGACAATGACGATACATTAGAGCCTACCTTAACCGATTGCTTTAAGGGATGCTTCCCATACGATTCCGAAGCTTGCTTTGCTCATTCTCCTCAAATCAAATGCCTTAACGGCTTATTTTACATTGTAGTACCTTTCAATTGCTAAATCGCTAACTATGTTACACCCTATAAGCCCAGCCTATCTTAGGTACTGGGCTTTTCTTATGTTACCTAACTCTAGGCCATCATTGGACTTGCTAAGGCTTACCTATGTCCTAATATGGGCCTTAGGTCTATAGGACTCCCTACATGGCCCAGGGCATTGGTATAAAAGCCTGCTAGTCTCCCAATGGCCTTATATGATATAATATACAGATAATACTAACCGGACTGTATGGGGCCTTCTTTTTTCTAAAGTGGTACCTATACCAACCCCTTCCATATATCCATCAATATACCTATCATATTACCTCCAAACCATGCCTCCAATCCAAACCCCTAAAACCTACTTGCAAATTTTTCATACGAAATTATTAAAAATAATTCTTTAAAAATTTCTCGAAAATTTTTCTATAAATGTTTTGCAGATACAAATAAAATGTTTATCTTTGTAGTGTTGAAAAAGCAAAGAGATATTTAAAATTTTGATTAACTATTTTTAAAGAAAAAATTCTCTGAAAATTTTGCTAATTAAAATATAAGTTGTATCTTTGTAATACAAAAAGAGAGATAAAAACTACTTTTGTATTGATAGTATTTTATCGTTTGACATTTTGAAACAACATATCTAATAAAGATTGTTTGTTTATAGTGAGAATTAAATATTCCTTTTCTCTTTTCTTATTGACTTGTTAGTTATGAGAAAAGGATATAATAATATAAACTTAAACTAACAAGCATTTATTTTATGGAAACAAAAACTTTAGTATCAGTTGAAGAAACAAAAGAAGTAGCTAACAACAAAGTAAACAAAGTAGACGCTAAAAAAGCAAAAGCGCAAGCAAAAGCAAATAGCACTATTAAATTATCAGTTGATAGTATTTTTAAAAGTCTAAATGAAAAAACAAACGGACTTTTAAAAACTTCTTTGGGAAAGAAAACAGAAATTTACGTTGAATCTCTGTTTAATGAATTGAACGAAAAGCAAAAGAAAGCTTATCGAAAAAAGTTAAGAAATACAACTTTTTCTTTGCTTGATTCGATTTGCAAAGCAAAAGAAGAAAAGAAAACAAATGAATTAAAAACACTTGTTTCAGCTTTTCAAGACTTTTATAAACAAGTCTATAAAGTACACGATTTTTCATTTGCTTCGATAGCAAGCGAAAATACAAAGGACACTAAAAAAGAAGTTCTAACAAAAGGTTTACAGATTGTTAAGAATTTCAAGTAATTAACTTAAAAGGGAAAGATTTAATCTTTCCCTTTTCTAAAACTTATAAATGTTATGAATTATTTATTAAAGAAATTTTTAAATCATTCGATAGCAAAGAGCGACGGACAAATAAATATCTCTGTATTAGATATGCAAAGTGAATCTTTGCAAGACGAAGAAGAAACAGAAAAGCGTTTATCTGAAACATTCGAAAATTTAGATAAAATGCTTTTGCAAGACGGACACAAAAAAATAATTGAAACTGACTATTATAATGTTTATGCACGCAAAGACGATAGCAGCGAATTATTTGTTTTGCAAAACAAAGATACATGTGTTACTCTGATTGAATTAATTTAAAGTTGAAAGGGACAAATAAAAATGTTTGTCCCTTACTTTTTATTTTTGAATGTTAAATTTAACGTAACCGTGCTCCCCATTTACTACCACACAAAAATCGCTCCTCGTATTAAGGGGTACCTAGATATCCCACAACCACACATGCACACACAAAGAAGCCAGAGACCTAATATCCCTGGCAACTTATTAAGGTATACTATTGATTAGAACCTTAGTCCTATCTTTCCCAAGAACCCCTTTCCTCCTACCACCATTCTTCTCATAAAAGAAAACATAGTACAATTGAAGATTAGGCAACCACCATCTCTTAACTTCACCATATCCATCAAAGAATCTTTCTATACAAATCATATCAGCCATAGTAATCCATAACTGATACCAAATTCTATTGCCTTCAGAACACCTTAGGATTCTCTTATTAGGTTTATCACTTATCACTTTAACCTTCACCATAATCCCTAAACTTTTCTTTATTCATCCTAAATCCAGGCCTTGATATAATCATTCTCTGTATATCATGAATCTTAGATTGCATTTCAGATTGCTCCATCAAATGGTAAATAGGTAACTGCAAAAACTTATTCCAAAGTTCTGCAGTAAGTTCTAGGATTTCATCTTCCTCTTTGGTAAGCTTTGCTGGGTTATCCATTATCCTTGTAGTTACTGTACCTATTACAGTTACCTTGCCTATATTAATATCTTCCATCATGGGTATATTTTAGGTTCTTCAAATGTAATGGGAGGGAGCTTAGGTTCTCCCTCCTTTTTAATTCTCTCTAAGTCCTCCAGGGCACACTCTAGTATTTTTAATCGTTCAGCATTATATTCTTTAGATACAGGGAACCAGAATGCTGTTCCTAAGAAATGTTCATGACCCTTTAGGTTTTCTAATGGTATTCTGTACCATACCCTACCTTCAATCCCTAATCCCTCTCCTTGCAATCTTACGATAGTAGGACTATAATAACCGAAGTATACAACCTTGATATTAAACCTTTGTGGGGTAAACCATGGTTTAATTACATGTCTCCATAGGAAAACTTCTTCGACTAATGCAAATTCTCTACTGATAGTTCTGCTTACATCTATTAGGTCAGCACATAATCCTCTTGGAGAATCGGGTATATTAAGCCTTCCATATAGGACTGCTTCAAATGTATTCTTTACTGGAAGATAGTAATTTCTTATCCTTTCTTCGATTACCTTATTCTCTTTGGAATTATAATCGATTGCAGTGTACGTAGGCTTTTCCATCCTTCTCTAATTTTCTTTCAAACCATTGGCAAGTAATACACTTTGGACTTCCTACCATTATCTGTACTTCTCCTTTAATTACTGGGCATGGGTTGGTAAGCTTCTTTTGCCTACCTACCTTCTTCGTTGTGATTTCTCTGTTCATAGTTTTCATAATTTTTAAAGTATGTGATTAATAAGTATATCGGAAATAGAGGCATGATTAACCAGACTGTTAGGAAAAAGAACCCCACCCTTTTCATTGGGTGGGATGCAGTTATTACTCTGGTAAAGAACCATGCAGGTATAGAGCATACGGCATATATGATGCCTAAGATTATCCAAGTTGTCATTGTTCAAAGTACTTAGTTACGATTTTGGATATCTTCTTATCTAACTCTACGATTAGTTCGCTGAACTCTTTGTCCTTCATATCTTTTATCTTGGCTTCGATAAATTCTAGGTTTCTCTTAATTGAGAAGTAAGCTTTGAAGGCTTGGTAATCCAATTCGGATTGGTCGGTTAAAGGTAATACCATTGAGGATTTACCGTCTAACCTTGTATAACATCCATCTGGTCCGATAGTTCTTGATACCTTTACCTTATTGCTCAGTACTGCAAACCCACCTTTCTTATCTATGGATTCTACGATTACTTTCTCCATTAAGGTTTTGCCGTCAGAGAAAATGACTTCTTCACCCTCCTTTAGCTTTTTGGTTTCTTTGTTCTTTTTCATATCTTTATTAATTATAAATTGTTTATGCAAATATACAAAATTAATCTGATTTAATGCAATTATTAATCATAATTTTTAAATCGGCTGCGGTAAAGGATTTTCGATTAAGTAAGTTGTCCAATTGTTCTGGAGTTAGGATTATACCATTTGGAGTAAAAAGTTCTCTTAAGTGTGCCGGAATTAATCCCTGGAATCCCCAATTATTATATGAACCTATATACAATTTATCATTTACCATTGCAGCAATATACTTCTTGGTTGAACCCAATGACTCTCTTCTAAAGGTAGCGACTTCTAACCAAATCTCATTTAAGTGAATGGCATAATGCTGAAAATAGGGTGTAACCAAAGGAATCATTTCGTAATTAGAATCCTCTATTAGGGTTTTATCAGATTCAAGGATTCTATGCCAAAAAGCACATCGAAAACATAATTGTTTTTCCCTCATTAATTGAGGTACTGTTTTAGCTAAATCGTAATCATCCAAATCTAAGGGTGCATTACATAGGTGACATGTGAGTTTCTCTTCCATATTATTATAAATTTTATATAAGATAATAGAACTCCTGACTATCATCCAGATAAGGTATACGCAATACTTTCTTTTCTTTAATGAACTTTAAAATATAACGTTATGGATAAGTTAACTAATGAAATGATTGTGGCTCTAGCCAATGATTTAGGACTAGAGCCAGCTCTTCTCAAGGCAGTACAACTGGTTGAAGGAGCAGGTAGAGATGGATTTTTACCCGATGGTAGACCTCAAATTTTGTTTGAAGGTCACATTATGTACAAAGAAATCAAAAACAAGTTCGGTTTAGACAAGTCAGTAGCCGCTCAAAAGAGTTATCCTACGATTTGTTTCCCAAAATGGGATAAATCGAAGTATTTGGGAGGAGCAAATGAGTACAAAAGACTCGAAATTGCCAAGAAAATTGATGAAGAATGTGCTTTGAAGTCAGCTTCTTGGGGAATGTTTCAGATTATGGGCTTCAATCACAGCTATTGTGGCTGTAAAGACGTCTTTGAATTCGTGAAAAAGATGCAAGAATCTCATGCAAGTCAGCTAAAACTCATGTATTACTACATGAATAACACCAGTTGCTTGAAAAATCTGAAGGAACATGACTGGGCAGGCTTTGCTCGGAAGTATAATGGTCCTGGTTATGCTGAAAATGCCTATGACCAGAAGTTAAAGAACGCTTACGAAAACTTTAAAAACAAGATATAATGAAGGTAATCTACAACAAATTCATCCCTTTTAAGGGATACAAAGCAATGAACCTATTCGGAATTGTCTTTGTGAGAAAAGGTGCTAAATTTGACACCTATGATTACAACCATGAGCACATTCATCTCAAGCAAATGCAAGAGATGTTGTGGATATTCTACTACTTATGGTATGCAATCGAATACTTAATCATCATGTTCTTTGCTAAGTGGAACAAACAAAGCGAAAGATATCATGATGTAAGCTTCGAAGAAGAGGCCCACAATAATGACCACGACTTGGAATACATCCGAAATCGTAAACATTATTCATGGGTTAAGTATGTAAAACTTAGAAGCTACAAGAAATGAATGTATTGGGAGTATGTGCAGGGCAAGGTGCCCTGCTATTCCCTTTCAGGAAACATCTGATTGGGAATATAGAAATAAGAGGAGTATTCCATACTCCAGGTGAAGAGCAATGGAAAGCTAATTTTGGTGATATACCTTTCTATAAAGGGTTTTGTTTACAAGAATTTGATGAGAAAATAGATGTTATCATATCCTCTCCAGACTGTGGAGCATCCTCCATTATGAGGCTTTCAAAAGTAAAAGAATTAGGTAACCCAAAGGATAACAGAAGTTTAAATCTAGTAACTGCTGCAATATTAGAGTATAAGCCTAAGATTTTTCTTATTGAAAATCTTCCTCGTTTGCTATCTCTGCTTCCCAGGGACTTCTTTGAGGAAACCTTTAAGGACTATAAACTTATTTTTCACGAAAGGTCCGTTTCTGACTATGGTAACTCTCAAGTGTCAAGGAAACGTCTAATCATCATTGGAGTGCATAAGAAAACCGGTAAGAAATACTTGAATGCTTTTAATGAAGTATTCCAAGTAAAAACTCCAAAACTTACTAGAGACTTGCTCTTTGTATCTCCTTACGGGAGTAATTATAACATTCCGATAGAAAAGACCCTTGCAATGTATGACTATCGAAAGCTTCCCGAAAAGAAGAATCTGACTGTTGAGAAGATTCAAGTATTATGGAATAGTGCTTTCAAGCAAGAGAAGAAATGGCCCATTAAAACTGCTAAGATGAGTACTCTCCCAGGAGTATATCGATTGGAGTTAGATAAACCACCTCTAACTTTAAGACCTGCAGATAGGCAATTTAGACCTGATGGATATCCTCTTGGGATTAATGATTTCAAGGCAATCATGGGATTTCCTAAACAGTTTAAGATTTACATTGACCAAGAGAATTACCTTTACTGGTTAAACAAGGCAAGGTATACAATTGCCAAGGGTTCGGTATATGAAGTTGGGATTTGGTTTAGGAGATGTATCAAAAGAGTCTAGGTACACTTCAATGTTAATATATACTAAAGTATATATTAGTCCAAACTACCCTTTGAAAAATATAGATATATAATATACTACGTATATATATCTATATTTTTATATGCGTATAATAGCTATTGTTTGTAGTAGATATTGGATATATGTTTAGGATATAGGAAATTTATCTCACTACGTTCGATAAAAGGTAATCGCTAAGCGATTACCGATAGTTAGTAATATTAACCGCACGACTATTCTGATTTGAAACCTAAAAATTTTGTGATTATGAGATTGATAAATTACAAGCTCAAAGTTACTGAGCTTAACTTGATAGGAATCTTAAAACTTTTCCGATTAGTGTTTAAGAATATTCCTGGTATACGTTTTGAAATTGTAGAAACCCATACTTCTTTTCAACTGAAGTTCATGTTAGTTAAGTCTAAGCTTTCTAGAGTAGAACGATTTTGGTTGAGGAGTAAGCTTAAAACCTTTATTCGTCATGAACCGAAATAGCATCAAGAATCTTGTATTCCTTCTACTTCTAGGATTTACTATTTACCTTTGCTTCAGGAATTACAAACTGAATTCATATATCAGACAACTTCCTGATTCATCGGTCATTGGCATTCCTGATACAATCAAATTGAAAGAGAACTTCAAACCCCAATCACCATATACCCAATTGGTTCAGCCCCAGAGAATTCTTCTCTACGACTTCTATCGAAACAGTAGCAATTCGACTAAACCCCAAGCTTCTGATTCAACAGCGGTTACTTCGAATAGAATTAGTAGAGAAGATTCTTTGGTCCAATTTACCTTGGATAAAAACCAATTGAATCTAAGTTTATTCAACAAAGAAACAAACTCCTATTCAACGAGAATGTTTAACATGGACTTAGATAAGTATAAGTACAATTGGTATGAAGGTCAATTAACTCAAAAAAGAATTAGAAAACTAACTCTAAGTCCATACGTTTATGGTAAATATAGGGTCTTTAATCAAATGTTAGACATAGGGACAGGCCTTTCAATCAAGACTACTAATTTCAATTATAAACTCGGTATAAATGCTTTTCATTATCCGAAGTTCTTTTCGGGAATAAAAGCTGACTTAGAGTTTTCAGTAACATATAACTTTTGATTATGGCAAAGAAGATTAACATAGAAACTAACACATCTGCTCTTACAAGGGAAGAACTAGCAACACTTGCTAAAGTTAGTAATGATGTTTTTTACTTTAGCCTTTTCACTTATGTGATACACCCTATGAGGGGAAAGGTAAGATTCGAACTTTACCCGTATCAAAAATCGGTTCTGTATAACTTCGTAAAAGAACGTTTCAATATTCTGCTTAAGTTCAGGCAGGCAGGTATTACGGAGCTCATTTCTATGTACTGCCTATGGTTGGCAATGTATCATCCTAACAAGAAGATTAACATTATCTCAATCAAGGACACAACAGCAAAGAAGGTACTTAAGAAGATTAAGTTCATGTACAAAAACCTGCCATGGTATTTACAGACACCGATTATCAATGGTCGTTCTGGAGAATATGGTTCTGCATCAATGATAGAGTTCGATAATGGCTCATTCATAGAATCTATCCCAACGTCATCAGAAGCTGGTCGTTCAGAATCTCTATCCTTATTGGTAATTGATGAAGCAGCAGTAGTTAGATGGGCAGCCCAAATCTGGGCAGCTGCATTCCCTACTCTTTCCACTGGTGGAGCTGCTATCATCAATTCCACTCCTTATGGAGTTGGTAACTTCTACCATTCAACTTGGGTTGATGCTATTGCAGGTGGAAACCCATTTAACCCACTTCGATTGTATTGGCAAATGCACCCAGAACGAGATATTAATTGGTACAATGAAATGTCTTCTGCTTTGGGAACCAAAAGAACTGCACAAGAAATTGATGGTGACTTCTTATCATCTGGAAATACGGTCTTCGACTTAGCTGATATTAAAGCTATCGAAGACTGTCTTAGTGATTATCCGGTTATTAAGAAAAGGTTTAATGGTCAGTATCGGCAATTCTTAGACCCAGACCCAGATAAGGAATACTTCATTGGTGCTGACGTTTCAACTGGTAGGTCTTCTGACTACTCTGCATTTACTTGCATGGATAAGCAAGGAGAAGAACAAGCAGTATTCAAAGGTAGACTTTCAGTAGATAAGTATGCAAGGTTACTTGGAGATACAGGGCATTTGTTTAACTTTGCCACTATTGCTCCAGAATCCAATGATGTTGGATTGGCAGTAACTTCTGCTCTTCAAACTGAAGGCTATCCTAAACTGTATTACTATCAGAAAATGCTTAAGAAGAAAGGTAAATCTAGACCTGAGGTAGATAAATCTCCAGGATGGTTAACTACACAAAAGAACCGTTCTGTTATTGTAGAGGGACTTGAACAGGATATTCGAGAAGACAATGTCACTGTTAAAGACCCTTTCTTTGTTCAAGAAGCATATACCTTCATATATGATGGTTTAGGTAGGCCAGTTGCAATGGGTAAACATAGAGCTAACAACTCTACTGTAGATGTAGACCTAGAAGGAGATGTATATGCAGATGACTCTATATTCGGTAAAGCAATCTGTAATCACATAAGAAAAGGAAAAACTAACGTAATAGTACAACCGAAATGAAAAAGCTCAATTTTAATTGGAGTTGGGGTAGAAAGAAAGACCCACCTCCTGAATCAAACAAGGAGCCAAGCAAGCCAAAAGCTGCTGCTATATCTCCTGGTAGAGTATCAGTGGATGAAGATAACTCTTTACTCAGTACTCTGAAAGGGATGACCGTAATGGTAGACCCTTCTTTTCGTGTTGAAGTAATCCCTTTGATTCGTGATTTATATAAGGTAAATCCGGATATGGGCATTGCTTTGCAGGATATGTTTAAGTTGGCAAACACTGGTCATACGGTAACATTCCCAAACAACTCAGATGCTGAAGCAGATAAGATGAGAAAACATCTTACTGAAGCTACAAAGAAATGGTCCAGGTATACTGCTGGTATAGATGGTCTAGTTAATAAGATGATTGTACAATGCCTTGTTAGTGGAGCTATCTCTGTTGAAGGAGTTCCCAATGATAAACTGGAAGGTTTGGACACTGTCTTATTCCTTAGACCTGAGAACATTGTTTTCAAAAGAGAGAACAATGGAGTATATTCTCCTTACCAGAGGAATAAGAATTATTTCGTAAAGCACCAAGATTATATCAAATTAAACCCGGAAACTTATGTGTATGCTGGTATGTTTAATGATACCGATGAACCCTATGGGATTCCACCCTTTATGGCAGCATTAGATTCATTAAAAGGTCAACATGATATGAAGGTTAACTTCAAACACATAATGGAAATGGTTGGTATGGTAGGATTCTTGGAAGCTAAGATGACTAAACCAGACCAGAATCCAAATGAAAGCTTACAGGCTTATCAATCTCGTCTTGAACGTACATTGAGAGATTTGAAAAGAAATCTTCGTAATGGTATGAAGGATGGTATAGTAACTGGTTACATTGATGACCACGAGTTTAAACTCAATTCAACTACCAAGGAACTTGGTAATATTGAGAAACCCTGGAACATGAATCAGCAATCAGTTGCCAATGGTTTGGGAGTTAATGGAAATCTTATTGGAGTTAGTTCAACAACAGGAGAGGGAGCAACGGGTATAATGCTGTCTAAGTTAATCAGCCAGTTAAAAAATATCCAAATGCTTGTAACTTATGTATTGGATTTTCTTTATTCTCTAGAACTGCGTCTGGCAGGCTTTGATAATAAAGGAATAAAGATATCATGGGGAACTTCAACTATCTCTGATGAAGTTAAGGTTCAACAAGGTCTTCAGTATAAAATCCAAAACCTGGATTTACTATATAAGGCTGGTATCATTAGCCAAGACCAATATGCTTGGGCAATGGGTTATGATTCTCCTGATGAGGATGAACCAAGAGTTTCACTTGAGGACCAATTTGCTAAAGGTAACTCAGACCCTCAAGAGGGAACCAAGAAGAAGCAAAGGCAGGATGATAAAAACCAATCTGCTCGTAGGTCAAGAGATAAAACTAATCCGGCTCCATCTCGTGGAGACCAAAATACAAAAGCAAGATGAGTAAATTTACTAAGAAAAACAAAGAGCATCTTGATTCAATGGTGATTGGCCAGGGTCATACCATTATGGCTGGGTATATCCCAGAAGCAGTTGGAGCCCAGGCTTTCTCAGAGAATTATTATAAATGGAAGACTCCGACACCGGATACCATTGCTCAATTTGGATTTTGGGGAGGAGATATAGATTATAATACCTATTATCCAAACCTTGATAAATCAGAACTTACTCCGAAGGATGAAGAGTTCATAGAACCTATGTTCAGATTACTTTCTGAAACGATTGTATCTAAGAACTGGAATCCTACTGACTTTGGTCAGAATGGAGTACTCAAGGCTTCTATGAAAATGTTACTTGGACAAACAGTAAACTGTGACCATGAAACCAATATTGGTAATGCAATTGGAGCTGTATCTCAAGTAATGTGGCAGGAGTCTTATAAGGATGGAAGCTTTACTATACCTGCAGGTATTAATGGTATTCTGAAGATTGATGGTAAAGCTAACCCAAGAATTGCTAGAGGTATTCTTATGGAACCTCCTTCAATTCACAGTAACTCAGTAACAGTACAATTCAAGTGGGATAAATCACATCCAGGAATGGAAGATGGTGAATTCTACCAGAAGCTTGGTACTTATGACTCTAAGGGTGAAATGATTCGTAGAGTAGTTACTGAAGTAGTTCGTTATATGGAAACATCTCTGGTATCTCATGGAGCTGATTCATTTGCTCAAAAGATTGGTGAAGATGGTAAAATCATTAATCCAACCTTTGCAAAAAGAACCTGGTCTTCTTATGAGGAATATCGGGATGACAAGTCCAAACAGTACTTCTTTACTGACTACAAAACTGACTTCAACTCATTCCAAGAAAAGGACAATACTCCAGATTCTTTTAATGATAATGGTACCCAAGAAAATCATAATCCTAATAAAGAAAATATGAACAAAGAATTGCAAGAATTTTTAGAAAAGCTTTTCGGAGATAATATGTTATCTCTTGCAGAAGGTAAAGAAATGACTCAGGAAGAAGTTATTTCTTGTATTCAAAGCTTGGTATCATCCAAAAACAGTCTTCAGACAACGGTAGATAATCTTACTACAGAGAAATCTTCTCTTACAGAACAGATTACCAACCTGAATGTAGAAGTTGCAAACTTGAAGGAAATGGCAACTGTAGGAAGGAATCACATTGCTTCCCTCCGTGAAGATGCCGTTGCTACCTACAAGAAGTTAATGGGTGACAAAGCCGATGAAACTATTGTTACAATGTTGAATGCCGAAACTACTGGCATCGTTACTCTTATCTCCTTGACCAAGGATTATCAGAGTCGTCTGGAAGAAAAATTCCCAATGGTATGTGCAAGCTGTGGTTCTCACGATGTAAGCCGTGCTTCTTCTGTTGCAGAGAATGAAAATGAAGGTAAAACTGAGAAACCTGCAACTACTTCGAATGCAGAAGCCAAGTCTACTTCGGAAACCCTTGAAGACTTGTACAAGAAGAAATTCAAGTAATAATCGATAAATATCACTGTTATGACTAAAATCGTAAACAAAGACCAGCCAATGACGCTGTTTGGGGAAAAGACCCCAAGAGCGGTGATTTACAAAAGTGAATCACACAAATTGCACCAAGCTTTCTGTGTAAAAGATGGTGAAATCATTTTGCAAGGTATGCCGGTAGCTCTTGGAGAAGACGGTTTAATTGAACCTTACACTGAAACTACTCAAGTATACATCGGAGTAGCAGTAACAGACAATGTAAATCCTGCTTACCAGGCACAGAACAAATTCCCTGTAGAGGTAACTGTTGCTGTAGAAGGTTACATGATTTGCAACTGGGTATCAAACGGCGAAATCAAAGCCGGGTATGTAATCCCCTCTGGTGACTTGCTGAACGACCGATTTGTAAAAGCAAACCAGGCAATCTCTACACCTTTCATTGCCATCACTCCTGCAGATGAGGCAAACGAGGTAATTCAAGTACTTATTAAATAAGAGAAGAAGAAACATGGAAAAAGTTGATATTTCAAAATTGAAGAGAGAAGACTTCGCAAAAGAACTTCCTCAAATGGTACAGCAGTTGGATGCTTACCGTCAAGGTTCACAGAACAAGAAACCTGTGGACATCACTTTAGGTGAACTCACTACTGGTAAATGGGGTATTACCCAAGATGAATTGTTCGAGAAGTTGGATATCAATCCGAAAATCGACACAATGGAAAACATCTTCACAATGCCTCAGCAAGATGTTCGTTGGATTGTTCCGGAAATCATTCGTTCTGCCATCACTCTCGGTATGCGCCAGGCTCCGTTCTATCCGGAGATTATTGCTTCTGACCAGTCAATCAGTGGTCTTAGCGCAATCATGCCGATGATTAACATGTCCGATGCTGCTCCTGCAAAGGTTAACGAAGCAGAAACTATCCCATTGGGAGATGTAAGCTTTGGACAGAAGTCAGTAAGTCTCTTTAAAATTGGTAAGGGATTCAAACTTACTGATGAAGTTCGTAACTACGTTTCACTTGATGTATTGGCAATCTACCTTCGTGACTTCGGTGTTCAGCTCGGTTATGCAATGGATACTCTGGCAATGGATGTTGTTATCAACGGTAACAAACCCGATGGTTCAGAATCTGCTCCGGTTATCGGTGTATACGAAACTACGAATGGTATCACTTACAAAGATTTGCTGCATATCTGGGTAAGAGCTGCTCGTATGGGACGTAACTTTACTACTATGATTGGTGGTGAAGACCAGGCAATCGAAATGCTGAACTTGCCGGAATTTAAAGATCGTCATTCTGGTACAACTGAAGCTACACTGAATGTGAAGTCTCCTGTACCTAAGAATGCTAACTTCTACATTCACCCGGGAACTCCCGACCAAGGCTTGCTGTTGATTGATACAACTGCTGCCTTGATTAAGCTGACTGCAAAACAGTTGATGCTTGAATCAGAAAGAATCGTATCAAATCAGACTCAGGCAATCTATGCTACTCTGACTACAGGCTTCTCTAAGATGTATCAGGATGCTGCATTGATTCTGTCTGCAGAGAAGAAGTTCACTGAGTTCGGATTCCCCGAATTTATGAACATCGACCCGTATCTCTTGGTTAACCTTGAGTAATACTACACCTGGTTTATTTTACAAATAATTCCATTTCTCAATGGGGTAGGTTTTGCGAGGACCTACCCCTAATTTTAAACATCTAAAAACTTAGTAAAATTATGGATAAATATAAAGTAACTGTAGGTGCTAAAGCTTACAGCTTCCATGACCAATCTACAGGTATTACTATTTGTAGAGGAGAAGAAAAAGAATTGAGTGCTCGTCAGTACAGAACCAAAAAGATTCAGATGGCTTTGAATTCAGGTCACCTTCGTTTGGTTCTTGATAAGAAAGCTGCCGACAAATACTCCAATGATGACATCGATAAGTTGGAAAAGAAACTGAATGCTCAGTTCGAAAAGGGCATGGAAATCAAAAAGATTGCCAAAGCCTATACTCTCGAAGAAGCAACCCTTATCGCTGCTCGTCACGAAATTGTTGCCGACAAAGGTGATACAGTTGAAACTCTGATTCAGGTTCTGTTGGAAGAGTTCGAAGAATCTAAAAAATAAGATACCATGGACAATCTAGACTTTGTAGCTATTGCGAATGGTCTGGAAGTTTCATTTAGAGTATTAACCAAAGTCCCAGCCAAGGCCATTTTTGACTGGGACTTTGGTGATGATAAGGGGTCCGTTTATGATGTTAAACAACCTACTTATACTTATGAAAAGTCCGGATTCTATACAGTAGCGTTGAACATAACGAACTCCGATGGACTTAACTTAAATGCAACCAAAATCGTAATTGTAAATACCGAGTCTAAAACTACATTAACCGATAGTATATATAACCTAATCAATTATTACATTCCTTCAGAAATCTCAGATGGTATGTCATCAGAAGAGAAAGCAATGTACATAACTAAATGGCAGTTATATATCCAACCGCTAGTAAATCATATTATCCCACTGGATAAATATAATGATGAGTTAATGTATGAAGCTCTAGAAAACCAACTAATTATGGAATTGGCAGCATGGGATTATCTCAATGTTAAGCTCCTTAATTTATTAACAAGTACAGGAGAATACCTAAGTCAACTTACTTCAACCAAAGAACAAGTTGGTGATGGTTCTTCTAAACCGGAACAAGCTCGAGGTGATAGAATCAAACAAATCACAACTGGGCCTACTGAAGTGCAGTACTATGATACACTTGCCGATGCAACATCTTCCCTATGGAAAACATTCTCTCAAGCAATGCAACCTGGCGGTATCATAGACGAGTTAAGAAAAAACCTTTGTATGTTAGCTGGACGATTGGAAATCTACTTACCATTCTGTGACCAAGCAAGTCATGTAGTAGTTCCAAGAGTAGTAGACAGAAGAAGACCTGGATTAATAGATGGGCCAAATCCCCGCTTTCCAGTAAAGAGTAATGGTAAAACCTTAATTAGAAAACGATGACCAAGACTCCTCATAGATTGGTTAAGAACCGGTCTTGGGATAGATACAAGAAGATTATAAATGATTTCTTGGATGTAGATGCTGGTAGGCAAACTATAACTTGGGCAAAGAATGTAAATCAACTCCTAAGTCATGGAGAAGATGAAATCCCTAAATATTATAATATACCAATCGAGGCATTATGTTATTATAATGCCTTCAGAAACTGGCCTATTAATAAGGCAACAGTAACTGGAGAACTCGATGATGAGAATTTATCAATACTGGTTACTAAATCATATATAGAACAACTGGGACATTTAACTCCAGAAGGCTATTGGGATTTTAACTGGTCTGAAGATAGATTTGTAATCAATGGTATCACTTATAAACCCTCGGGAGATACACAAGTTGCTCAAGCCAAGGATGAAGCATTAGTCTTCATGGTTATCCTAAAAAGGGACCGAGATACCAAAATACAATTCGTAGAATAAAATTGAAAAGTATATGGCAAAGATGTTAATGTTACGATGGAAACCAATTAATACCGGGAACGGTATTTGGTTTGACAGTAACCTGATTGTCTTGAACGGTACATCTGGAGTACATATTGAAAGTAAGAAAAGTAATTTGGACGTTACTACATTCCAGTCTATGACTGGAGGTAAGTTCGTTACTTGCTTTCAAGATTACTTTGGAGAAGTTTGGGATAAGATAATACCTCATCCAGGTATTGGCCAGGTGATAAAATTCCGTATCAATCAACTTCCAGATTATGCAATAATCAGAGGTGATATTGAAGACGGGGGAGATCCAGACCCAGAACATCCAGATATTCCAATGAATGCCTTCTGTGGAAAAGAAGGAGAACCATTCAGAGATAAGAATTCTGACTTCTTCTGTGGTAAGCAAGTAATCAATCCTTAAAATAATAATGATATGTACGTAAGTAAGTATTACACAAATGAAGAAATTGACCAAAGACTTTTACAGGGTTATTTCGATGACTTCGTAAAGGCTGGGTTTGCTGGAACCATTAATGAGTTCTGGGCATTCGTTCTTTCTATTGCCAATAAGGTAGATAAGAAAGAGGGATACGACTTATCTAAAAATGACTTCACAGATAAACTCAAAGAGAAACTGGAAGGCATTGAAGAAAAGGCAAACTACATCACTAAGCTTTCTCAATTGGAGAATGATACTAAGTTCCAAACTGAAGAACAAGTAAAACAAGCTATCAGTGATTTGATTGATGGTGCTGATGATGCACTTGATACATTAAAGGAATTGGCAGAAGCATTGGGAAATGACCCCAACTTTGCAACTACAATTACCAACAAACTAACGGATTTACGTAATGCACTGACTGATGAAGTTAACCGAGCTAAGGAGGAGGAAGGTAAGCTGAGTACCCAAATTAGTGAGGTTAACTCTAACTTCATCAAGGCAGTGGATTTACTTAATGATAAAATCGACAATGCCGTAACTCAGATTATCAATAAGGTAGATAAGTTAGAGGCAAAGGTCGATAAGAATACTGCTGACATTGCAGACCTCAGAAATGAAACTACTGGTTCATTGGCAGATGCTAAAGCTTATGCTAAGGATTTGGTAGATAAAGAAGCTGAGCTTCGTAAAACTGCCGATGATGCTTTGTCAGAAAGTATTCACCAACTGAATACCTTGCATATCAATGATAAGGCAGAGCTTAAACAAGATGTTGCTGCAGAAGCACAACTTAGAGCTAATGCCGATGCAAATATTCAGTTGAAACTTACTGAAGAAATCACGAATCGTCAAACCGGAGATGCTGCCTTAGAAAGTAAACTTTCTGATGAGGTAGTAAATCGCAAAGCTGCTGATGAAACACTTCAGAATAATCTTACCAAGGAAATAGCTGACCGTACCAATGCAGACAATGCACTTCAGGTAAACCTCGATAAAGAGGCTCAAGCTCGTGAATCTGCAGACCAGGTTCTTCAGACTAATATTAATTCTGAGGCTGCAACTCGTACTGCTCAGGACCAAATCCTTGACCAGAAGATAACTGCATTAAGCGAAAAGGCTGATGGAGATAAGTCTGATGTACTTGCTGCTATCGAAGCTGAGAAGGAAGCTCGTATTGCTGCAGATGCAGACCTCAATTCCAAGAAGGTAGATAAAAGAGAAGGTTATTCTTTAACCAAGAATGACTTTACAGACCTCTTGCTTGCCAAATTGAATGGAATCGAGGAACATGCTAACTACATTACCTTGGTATCACAATTGGCAAATGATGCTGGTTATCAGACTAAAGCCGAAGTAGAGGCAGCAATTGAAAAGATTATTGGTTCTGCACCAGAAGTACTTGATACTCTGGAAGAGATTGCTAAAGCATTAGGGGATGACCCTAACTTCGCTTCAACTATCACCAAGAAGTTGGCAGCAATTACTGAAAAGGTAAACCAGGAAATCGAAGACCGTACTGCTGCAGATGCTGCATTGCAGGTAAACATTGATAAAGAAGTTGTAGAACGTAAGGAAGCTGATGCTGCTCTTAAGGAAGAACTTAAGGAGTATGTAGATAACTCGGCTGCAACCGGAGATACTGCTCTTCAAGTAGTTAAGGATAACTTGGCAAAAGAAATCCAAGACAGAAAAGATGCAGATACTACACTGCAGGCAAATATAGATAAGGAAGCAACCGATAGAAAGGCTGCTGACAAAACTCATACCGATAACATTGCTGCTATTACTCAAAGAGTATCTGATTTAGCTTTATCAATGCAGGATGCAATCAATACCGTTAAGAACGAATTGATTGCTCAGGTAAATGCTAATACTACGGCTATTGCTACTAACCAAGCAAATATCACAAAGAACTCTGAGGCAATTACTGCCATGAATAAAACCATTGCCGATAACTACAAGGAAGTTAAGGACATGGTTAATGAGGAAATTGTGGACCGTACTAATGGCGACAGTAACCTGAGTTCTCGTATTGATACTACCAACATTGCTTTGGGTACAGAAACAGCAGAACGTAAGGCAGCAGACCAAATACTTCAAGTAAACCTGGATAAGGAAATTGGAGACCGCAAGTCTGCAGATACTGCCCTGGAAACAAAGATTGAAGGTCAGATATCTAACTTAAGCCAACAAACTTCTTCAGAGATTACTCGAGTAGAAGGTAAGGTTACTCAAGAAGTTAAAGACCGGGAAGCTGCTGACAAAACCTTAAGCGACAGAATTGATTCTTTGGAGACAGTTTCTACTGCAGGTCTCAATGAAGTCAAAGCAAAGGTAGAAGCTAATACGGTAGCAATCAATACTGAGAAAGACCGAGCAATCGCTAGAGAGAATGCTATACAGGCCAATTTGGAAACTGCAATAGCAAATCATAAAGACGAAGTAAATGGCTTATCTAAGGATATCTCGGATGAAGCTAATACTCGTTTAGCTGCAGATACTGCTCTTCAGGTAAATATCGACAAAGAAGTTGCAGACCGTAAGAATGCCGATACCCTATTAGATAATAAGATTGCCCAGGAAATCTCAGACCGTACAACTGCCATCCAGGGTCTTGAATCTAAGAAGGTAGATAAGGTAGATGGCAAAGTACTTTCTTCAAATGACTTTACTGATGTTCTTCTGAACAAATTGAATGGTATTGAAGAACATGCTAACTATATCACTAAAGTTTCTGAACTTCTGAATGATTCAGGATTCCAAACAGAGGCTGAGGTAGAAGCGGCAATTCAGAAAATCATTGGTTCTGCTCCAGGTGTATTGGATACACTTGAGGAAATTGCCAAGGCTCTTGGTGATGACCCCAACTTCGCAACAACCATGACTCAGAAGTTAAATGAGTTAACTACGAAGATTGAGACAGAAACCGAAAAACGAGTTGAAGGTGATGCCGCTCTGGATACCAAGCTTACTACTCTGAGTACAACTCTGACTAAGACAGTAGAGGATTTAAGAACTTATGTTACTGAAACTCGTACTGAATTGTTGGCAAGAGCAAATAACCAAGATGCCCTTATTACTCAGAATGCTGCCAATATCCAAAGAAACTTGGAATTGATTCAAGGTATTCAGAATAACAGTTCTGGTTCTTACCTGGAAGTTAAGGCTTTACTTGAAACAGAGATTGCTACCCGTAAGGCAGAAGATATTCGGTTAGAGGGTAAAATCGACCAGAATACTGCAGACCTGGGAACAGAAGCCGAAGAAAGAAAAGCTGCTGATAAGGCTCTTCAAGATGCCCTAGATGCAGAAGAAGCTGCAAGAACTGCTGCTGATGCTGCCCTGGGAGTTCGTATTGATACAGAAATTGCAGAACGCAAGTCTGCAGATAAAACACTGCAGGATAATATCACTGCAGAGGCAACTACAAGAGCCGAAGCTGATACTGCTTTAGGAGTTCGTATTGATAAAGAAATTACCGACCGTACCAATGCAGACAACGATTTGGGTACTCGTATTGATAATGAGGAAGATGCAAGAGAAGCAGCTGATACTACTCTGCAAGAGAATATAACTGCTGAAGAAACTGCTCGTAAAGCTGCAGATAAAACCTTGCAGGATAATATTGATGCTACCAATGCTCATACTATCAATACTCATCGTTTGGATTCTAACCCAGTACTTAATGGTACAGATATCAAACTCGATGGCTATGAAGTAGCTACTGGTACAACTGAAGCAGACTTGGCAATCAAAGCTACGGATACTACATCTCAGGCATTTGGTAAAGTACAGAAGCAAATCCTTGACAATGAAAAGGTAACTGCTGAGGCTTTGGTAAAATTGAAAGAATCTGCAGGATTTACAGAAGATGGCGATATGCCAGATTTAACTGATACCAATTATTTATCTGGTACAGTTACTTTGGTAGAAGGCCTTGAAAAATTGGATGCACAACTCGAACCTATTATTATCCCGGCAGCAGCATTCAATATACCTGCCTCGGCAACCTCAGAAGAGATTGCAGCAGTATTTACTGATGAATTGCTTAACGAGATTGCAAATAATACTACACACCGTCCTTATATATTGGTGGATACAGGCAATAATTTCTACCAACAGTTCAGATTGAGTTTACAACTTAGTGGTCCTACTACAGGTGCCATTACTTTGAGATTCATGTATGAATTGGCAGGTATGGAATTCTACAGAGAGTTTAAGAGAACTGCTCAAGGTGCTTGGTCTATCTCTACTGTAAGAGCTGGTAAACTTCTTATTGAAGGCGATGTAGTAAATAACCTAACTGCAGGTGGAACTAAGGTACCATTAAGTGCAGAACAAGGTAAAGCTTTGAAGGCTTTGATTGATGGTCTTGGAACAGATACTTCTGAACTGGAAACAGAACTCAAGGAATTAATCCAAACTACAAAGACCTCTTTAGAAGCTTCAATAGCTACAGAGGTTCAAGATAGAAAAGATGCAGATAATCATTTGTTCGAATCTGCTAAGGCTCAGTGGGAAGATGGAGATGCAAATCTTAGTAGAGCCTTAACTGCAGAAGCAACTAATAGGTCAAATGAGGACTCTAAACTTGGTATTCAAATTACAGAAACTAAGGCAGAACTGGTTGCAGATATAATGGCTAAGTATGGTGAATTTACCACATTTAAGAATACCAAGGGTAAAGCCAATGGTCTGGCTTCTTTAGATGAAAACGGATTAGTACCAGCAAACCAATTGCCTTCATACGTTGATGATGTAATCGATGTATATGCAACCTATGATAAGTCTCCTACTGGAGATCTTTCTAATATCGCTCTCTTTGCAGATGCTGCACATGCTACTCCAATAACCGGAGAGGCAGGAAAGATTTATCAGAATGTAACCAACGGAGAACCAGGTTATCAATTTAGATGGACTGGTACTACTTGGTCATTGATTGTTTCGGGTGGAGTAGTAATCGGTGAAATTACGGGTACTGCTTATGATGGTGGAAAAGGAACTCAGAATAGGCAAGCTCTAATTTCACTACCCAATGAATTGATACATACTCTTGGTGATATAGAGGCTACATCAAATACTCTGAAGTTAACAGGTGGGACTTATGCTAAAAAAGAGGGATTGAATTATCAAACTCCAGTAGCAATGTCAGATAGAATCTTACCTGCTGCCTCATCTACTAAAGCCGGTGTTATGGCTGCTGCAGATAAGATTAAGTTGGATACTACTTTACCGAAACAGATATCTGATGAAACTACTGCAAGAGTAGCTGCTATTAATGCTTTGCAAGGAGAATTGGCCGATGATATTGCTCAAGAGGTAGTAGATAGAAATTCTGCTATAGCTGCTGCTAAAACAGAACTTACTACTGTTATCAATAAAGAGGTATCAGATAGAAAAGCTGCAGATACTCAAGTAAGAACCGACCTTGAAGCTGCAGTTGAACTGGTTGCTGAAGAATTAAGAGGTGCAGATACTACTCTTCAGAATAATATCACTAAAGAAGTCAATGACAGAAAAGGTGAGATTACCCGAATAGAAGGATTAATTTCAGATGAAGCTGCAACAAGAGCTCAGGCAGATACTACTGTAAATGCCAAAGTAGATTCTCATATTGGTAATAAATCTAACCCTCATGCAGTAACTAAAGCTCAAGTGGGATTAGGTAATGTTAATAATACATCTGATGCCGATAAACCAGTATCTACTGCTCAAGCTACTGCTATTGCAGATGCTAAGGCTGCAGGTACCAATGCTCAAACCAATCTTACTACTCACATGCAGAACATGAGTAATCCTCATGGAGTAACAAGAGACCAGTTGGGATTGGGTACTACTGCTGAGATTATCTTTAAGAAGGTATCTGCTCCTTCTGGTTTATGGAAAGAATCTGACGAAAGACTTAAGACTTTCATTAAACCATTAGAACATACTCTTGATGAAATCTGCTCTATACCTACGGATTCATTTATGATTCGAGGTAATCATGATATAGGTACAATTGCTCAGACAATCGAAAAATATTTTCCAGAATTAGTTTCTGAGAATACGGTTAAACCTGAAACAGTTCCTAATCCAGAAGCCTTCGAAAAGGTAGAAAAGGATGGAGAAACCTATATCCTGGTTAAAGAGGTAGATTATTCTAAGATGTCGGTATTGGCAATCGAAGGTATCAAACTTCTGAAAGCCGAGATTGATGAATTAAGAGAAAAACTTTTGTTCACAAACTTAGATTAATATGGGTGAGATAGCAACATGGAGTGCTGTCAAAACTAAAGTAGGCCTTGGTAAGGATTCAAACGAATGCCCTACCAAGGCTGAATTGTTGGCACTCTCTCCTACAGGAACAGGAGAAAATTACGTTGGCTTGGAAATATCCAATGCCAGTTCCTACGGAAACAATGAAACTGTACAGCTTAGCGATATTCATAAGGTAACTTATAAGTATTCCTTTGCTGCCGTAAATACCAGTCTCAACTTTCCGGCATTAGGTGGGAAACCTACTCCAGAGTTTATTAGTATAGGCTCTACCAGACAAAAGTATTTAGATGGAGTTGCTTCTGGTTCTCCAGAAGATATTTCTTATAACATTAGCAGTACTGTACCAGATTGGCTAAATGTGAATAACGGTACTTGGACGGCTACAGAAAATACTTCACTAAGTCAACGTTCTACTAACGTAACATTTACTCAAGGTCTTTCTGGTAAAACATTAACTGTTAGTATGGTTCAAGCTGCGGGAGTTGAAACTTGGGAATATAATTTCAGTGTAGAGAAAACCAGTTTGAGTTTTTCTGCATTGGGCGGAGTATCTACTACGGGAGATGGATATATTAATATCCTTTCTAATAAACAGCGTTACATTAATGGTAAGGTTTCTGGTTCTCCAGTAACTGTAACATATTCCTCGAATGATTTTCCAGATTGGTTATCTTATCAAACTGAGCCAAATGATTCTGTAAAGGCTGTAGCTACAGAAAATAAATCAGAGAGTAGTAGGTCTTTTACAAGAACTGTAACTCAGGCAGAATCTGGTAAAAAAGTAACCATCACTTATAACCAAGTAGCTGGTGTAAAAACTTATGGTACACCTACTGTATATTTAGGAAGCATTGCAGATATCCCTGCATCAGGAGGAACTGCAGCTACACCTACTTATACCTATTCTCAACTTTGGGGATGGAATGGTAAAACTAATGACGGTGGTACTATAAGTTCTGGAGCTTCAGTGGTATGGTCTGAAAATATTTCGGGTTCTAATCTTGGCACAACTGCAAAGGCAAGAACTAAATTGGGTAGCCGTACATTAACCGTTACTCTTAATGGTAAATCTGGCAGTGCCTCAATTGATGTATACCAGGCAGAAAATAAAATCGAAAGTGTAACTCAAGGTGGATGGATAGTTTCTATCTCTGCAAACCCAAGTACATTTACCGAGCAAGGTGGTACCTCACAAATCTCTGCAAGTGCAAGGGCAAGTAGAACTAACCATTGGACTTCAGGTGCAACAAGTGCAGCTTCGGATGCTACTGGTACTCCTACACTTAGTATACCTACTGCAGTAACTGGATTCAGTTTATCTGGTACTACTTTGACAGTTGCAGAAAACACAACTGCAAATCAAAGAAGCGTTGTAATAAGGGCAACTATGGATACTATATATAAAGAAGTTACGGTAACTCAAAGTTCATATTTAGTAGAATGGAAGTATTATCTTACTACTTCTACTCCAACGTTAAACTTTGATGCCATAGGTGCAACCAAATCTGGAACCATTAGTAGTTACCGTGAAAAGTATATTAATGGCTCTTTGGTAGAAGGTTCACACGAAGGTGTTAATATCCAGGTTAAATCTACATCGGCTGAGATACAGAGTGCTACTACTGCTGTGGCAATTACCATGAAAGAGAACACTACAACTCAAGCCAGAACTGGTACAGTAGTATATGAGCAAGTAGGTTCAGGTAAAACCGTAACCATTACTTGTAATCAAGTTGCTGGTACCATATCTACTCGAGAGGTATTATCCTTAGTATCACCCTTTGCTTCTCCAGTAAATGCCCTTGGTGGTAGTGATGTTGCTACAGTAAAATCCGGTTATTATGATGTAGTAAATGGTAAAGATACTACTTGGCATAATTCTCCACCTTCGGTAAGCTCTAAGTCTAATTACATAATTCGAGTAGATATAACTAAAGGTTCTGGAGATGTTTACGAGATAGAGGCACACTTATCTGAAAACACTACTACGACTTCTCGTACTGGTAATATAGGTTTAATCTACGGTAGCAAGAGTTTATCAATGAGCGTATCTCAATCAGCAGCTAGTGTTGTTTATTCCTATGATATCAAGTGGATTTCATCGAGTGTTTTCTTTGGTGCTGGAGCAAATGCAGAAGCTATCTTAACTTTTAGATGTAATAGGACTAGATTGGTAAATGGGACACCAACTACTACCGAGGCTATGACTCCTGGTTTAGGTGCTTTACCAAGTTGGTTATCGGTTAAGAGTTGGGGTAGTGGTAGTGTAACTTTGGTATCTAAAGAAAATACCTCTACAACTCAAAGGTCAGGTACTGTTACTCTAATAGCTTTGGATGAACCAGGAGCTTCAGGTATTGAAGACTCAATAACTGTTACTCAAGATTCGGCTAATGTTGAATGGGATTACCATTTCAGTATATATTCTCCTTCATCTAAGAGGTTGAATGTAGTAGCTAAACCTATAGACCCAGATACCATTGTTGTTAGTTCTTATAGAACCCTGATAGTTAATGGCCTACAAACTTCAACCGTAGAATTTGTAGATGTAACCATTGACCCTATCGAAGAATCTTGGTTAGAAGTTACCAAAAACAGTAATGACCAAACTCAAGCTGAGTTATTCGTAACTTGCTTAGAGAACAAAGTATCTTCAATCAGAAGTGCTACTGTAACCATCAGACAAGTAGGTACAAGTCAGCTTGACCAAGTAGATATCAATCAATCAGCTGCTACTGTATCCTATAATTATTATATTGGTTTTAACGGTAATCCTGATGTAGGAGGGTATTCTATGAATTGGGAGTATACCCAGTTTGGTTCTAGCCATGGTCAATCTATAGATTTAAAATGTTGGAGAAAACCAGTAATTAATGGTATAGAATCCGATACCGAGGAAGCTGCAGAATATGAGGCTATTTTTAGTGGAGTTGGTATAGATTCCTTTACAGTTACAAATACTCCGTTATCATATGACCCAACTATAACTACAGTAAGGGCATACCCTAAATCTACTAATGGTTCGGTATTTGATTTAAAAGGTACAGTACAATATAGGATAGCTGATTACCCAAGTAAGTCTGCTTATCTGTATCTTACTCATAAACCCGTAGCAACGGTAAAGAGATGGACCTTCCAATGGTATGACCAAGTTGAAAGTGTAACTATGAAGAATGTAAGTCATGATTCTAGTGCAGGTAGCATTTCTCCTATAACCATAATCTCTAAGTGTGAGTACTTACTCGCTAGCAATCAATCACAGATTGCCTATACAGAGTATATAAAACCAACAGTAGATGAAGATACTGCTTCTCCCGTAAGTTGGGGTAGGTTATTAGAGAATGGACAAACTGCTCAGAACTATTATGATTACGCTTATCTAGTAGACGAGAACAAAGAAGATTATGATAGGCAGGCTACCAAGACCTTTACTCAACCTGGTAATCCCTCAAATAAGAGGTTGTATCTGTATGTAACTCAAGAAAAAAAAATAGATGATATATCTCTTGAAGCTTATTTGTATAACACTTATAATGCTAATAACAACATTCAAGTACGTATAAGTTGGCAAGGTAGTAGTAAAGAAGATGGTTCAGTTGGAGATAACTTGGTTATCTCCAAAGGCGGTTATCTAGGAGCTTATACAGGTTTGAATGAAGGTAACCTATATGTTCAATTTAAAGGGAAACCTGGAGCAGGTTCTAATTCATCAATGTATATAAGTTTACAGAATTTACATTTGGAATCTGGTAATGAGTACGAAGGTACCTTAGAGAAAACCCCTCTTACCATTGGCCCAAGTAGCGGTAGTTATAATATAGAGTGGGGTTCATTCTCTATAAATAATGAGGCTTTTACTTGTAGGATAGCAGACTATGGTTTAAATACTGAAGGTGGGTTTATCTATTTTGTGGTAGAGAAAACTAATACAAATGTTCAAGTTTTAGAGGGAGCCCAGATAGGAAGTATACCCTTGCATTTAAAATCAAACGTTGAAGGCTTTGACGGTATGTTCGGTACTATTAACATTGACTTCTTCTACGGGATGCCATAAAAGTACGATACTATGTCATTATTAATGTATATGGCCATATACAAATAACTTAAAATTAATTATTATGTTTAACAACTTAAAACTCAAAAATCATGGGAGTACTCAAAAATCGTGGGAGTAGAAGTTAAATCTGGCGGTGAGGGCGTAATCGTTGCTGACCGCGGTTGTAATGATGGCTGCTGTAATGGACGCAATTCAGGCTGGGGCTCCGGTTGGGGTGCAGTCGGTGGTGCATTGGTAGGTGGTGGCTTTGGTGCTGCTGCAGTTTCTGTATGGGACAAAATCAATGACACCAAAGCTGACATTCAGAAAGTAGAGTCTACTGTTCAGGAAGCAAAAGCAGGTATCTACAAAGATATCTCTGATGCTGCTAGGGGAGTAACTCAAGAAATCAGTGGAGTTGCAAAAGATGTTGCTGGTGTTGGTAGAGAAATCCTTAACAACCGTTTCACAACGGAAAGAGGACTTTGTGATTTGGGATACAAAACCAATTCCGATATCCGGGATTCTCGTGACCAAATGGGAGCAGGCTTCAATCGTGTTATGGACCGTCTTTGCCAGATGGAACACGAACAACAGAATTGCTGCTGTGAAACCAAAGGATTAATCAGAGAGGTAAAATCTGAATTGGCTCTTCAACTTGAACGTTGCTGCTGTGACCTCAAGAATGGCCAACAGGAAATCCGTTGTCTCATCGAGAACACGGCTAAAGACCAGGAAATTGCTCGTCTCAACAGAGTAGTAGATGCTCAGAGAGACCAGAACATCATCCAGTCGGTAGTTGCAGCTCTTAAGACTACATCCACAACTGCGGCTCAGTAATGACCGTTATCATTACGTAAGCCAGATTAGGAAGGAGTGCATCTTACATAGGTGTACTCCTTTTTTCGTTTATACCCACCTAAAAATAAAACGATATGGAAAGTGAAGAGATTAAGAAAGAACCAACTAATGGAAATCAACTAAAAGATTTTACTATTCAACTTACATTGCCTGCTCCCAATGCAGAGATAGCAAAGGAAGTAGCAAACAAAGCACAGTCACTCATTGACCAATTTGGATACTATCAATTCTTAAACCTGGTAGAATTTATGCAAAGGAATCCAGGTGCAGTATCATTTGGTTTAAACTTAATTAATAAAAGATGAACATGGAAGATTTGATTTTTTCTAAATTGCAGAAAGGTGATACCATATACACCTTAGAGAGAGACAGACGTTCTGGGTATCCAATCTTTGATACCGCTAAAGTATTAAAAGTTGGTGAAAGTAAACCAAGAGCTACTGGCCCAGATGGAAGCTTTGCCGCAAATACAGAAATCTCTATTCAAGATTCTGTATCTGCTGTGACTATATACCTTCCTACAGATGCTACTGAAGGTATTCATAATAATATTTATTACACTACCGACTTACGCAATATCGTAAACGAAGTAAATATCCAAAGGACTACTGCTGTAAATATCCTCAATAATCGAGATAAGTATGAGGCAATAGTTACTGAATGCGATAACATCTATCATACAATTGAGGGTATGCTAACTCCTCAACAACAACCAGCTCAGGCTTATAAGCAAGAAGAGTTCGAGGCTTTTAAAACTGAGGTAGCAGAGAAGTTATCCATGCAACAAGATATTCTTATGAAGATTGCCAGTGAGTTGGGGTTAAATAAGAATAAAGATGCCAAGCAAAAAGGTTAACATAAACCTCTCGAATAATCTGTGTGATATTCAGATTTATGTAGACCCAGTTAAACAGCGTCAGGCTGAGAGGTTGATTGCCAAGACTCCAAGTATCATGAAGCTCGGATATGAGTTAGGTACTAGGAAGTTTGGTAATCAACTTCTTCGTATAGTAAGACGTAGTTTAAATAATGGTCTACCTCCACCTGGTTCCAAAGTTTCTTGGCCTCCTCATGCTACGGCTACTCTTAAGAAGTATGGAGCACATACCCTATTAAACCTTACCGGTCAATATGCAAGGTCAGTTACAATGGTAACTCAGAAAGATAGAACCTTTGTTGGTCTTCCCCCAGGATTAAGGAAGATAACATACTCTGGTAGAACTTCTCGAAAAACACTTAACCAAATTGCTATCATGTTGGAATATGGTAGTAGAGATGGTAATCTTCCACCTCGTCCTTTATGGCAACCAGCTTTCGAAGCTGCAGGTGGAAACAAGGTTTTAGAGAAAGAGATACGAAATCAATTAAGAAAAGAACTTAGAAAATATACAAAGTAATGGCAGATTTTGAAGCAGATAAAACATCTGGTACTGGTCCTGCACTCGTAATGGTACATCCATTAAAAGTGAATGATACAGAAGCAGATAAAAAAGCCATCCTTACCATTACAGTTAATGGAGTACCTAAGACTGTAAATCTTATTCAAAAGAAAGGCAGCCTTAACTACGAATACAAATTAGAAGTAGATAAGGAAGCCATAAACATATTGGGTAAGGGTGGCTCTGATATCTTGGCAATCACTTCTCAACGTAGGGAAATGATTAATGGTACACCACAAGGAGATTGGGAGAATGTAGAGGTTACGGCAGAATTCCTAGAGGAACCACCATTTACTGCTGGACTAAGATTTACTGATAATGAAGAAAAGACTCTAGAGGTATCTATTACTTCTAAGAATACTACTGAACAGCTTCTTAGTGGAACTCTAACTATCAAACAAGTTGGTGGTCTAACTAAAACTATAACTGTAACTCAAGCTGCTGGAGAAGTAACCTATAACTATACTTTGGAACCAAGTGTTAGTATAATGTTAGGTTCTACTGCTTTAGAAGGTTCAGGTGGGTTTACAGTAACTGGTTATAAATATAAATATATTGAAGGCAAACAAGTAGACAAGAGTGTAGCTGCATTTAAAATACCCACAATTGGTGAACAAAGGGTAGTTAATAATATTCAACCTTCTGGAAGTACTACAACTTATTGGGTTGAAGGTTATGGTAATGTCGGTAATACATTCGTTTCTACTTTTTCGGGTACGGCTAGAGCTAGACAATCAGTTTTGGCTTTAAATTCTACATCTGGAGGTTGGGATGTAGAATTCTCTGATGGTGGCAAAGCCTTATTTACAATATTAGCAATAAGGAGTTTAGGATGATATGGTAAATACAGAAGAAATCGTAGAAAGAACCTTTTATATTTGCCTATTACAAACGGCACTTAAGAAAGGTTTAACTCTTAATCCCGAGGATTACTTACCCTTATCACAAGAGAATGAAAAAAGATTTCAGGCAGATAAAGATGTTATGCCTAAATTCATTCCCATATATGGTATTGGTAACAATCAGGTTAAGGGTGCAAAGACATGCCCTAGAATTACCATTGAACTACAGGGATTCTATAATGGTGATATAGGTGTGAACAAATATATCATTGGTGATAAGCTAGAGGGTGGGAATTACCAAGCGTCTGAATTTCCCTATGAAACAAAAGATATAACTCTAGATATTCATCTGGTATCTAATACTCAAGCCGATATGAGGTTGCTTCATAATATTATGTATGAAGCATTACCTTCTCGAGGATACGTAAGACCTTATTATAATAACTTAGAAGAATGGGAAGATGGTAGGGTAGCACCAACAGGAAACCTATTTATCGAAATAGGTAATTATTATGACCATCCAGATGAGAGTCATGGTTTACTTGAAAAGGTATACCAATACACTTGTAAGGACGGTATATTACCTGAGAAGCTTGCTGAAGAAGGTGAACTTGTACCAATCCATGATATTTCTGTTCTTATGGGTTTGGTAGAACAAAAAGAAACAGATATGCTAAAACTAAACGTAAAGACATGAAACATTTACAACGATTTTCAAATGAAGACCAGTACGTTGCTACCGAGGATTTACAAGTATCTTTAGTAGCAACTAATCTAAAGTTTCATCGAGCTAAATTACCAACTCCCATAACTGATATACCAGTTGGGTTTAATCTTAAAGGCTGTAAGATTTATAACAGTCGATTAGACTTAACTTGGGATGGAGCTACTGGAGCACTAAGTACTGAGAATGCTACAGTACTTGGATTTGGGTTAATGCTTGGAACTTTATCCTATGCAGGAAACCAAACAGGTATTCAATACTTTGCTGGTCAAGGTCCTGGTAAGAACTACATTATGTACAGTCAGTTGGGAAAGAATTTTTCAAGAGGAGAATCCATTGTACCAACTGATAAAGATTACATTGTAAAATCAAATGACCTTCAACCGAGTACTGACCCAAATGTATGGGGTTGGCAATATGTACTTGTAGAGATTGGATAAAGTCTGGGATAAACTCAATACTACAGGGTATTAAATAAATGAGTAATTAACTTAATTAGTATAAATATGCCTAATTCACCATCTGTAAATTTCGAGTTTAAGAACGATAACGTTCTTCAAACTACTCCTATGTTAGGAGTTTCATGTGTATTGGCTAGAACTACTAAAGGTCCTTATGATGATCCTTCAGAACTCATCCAATCTTTCTCTCAATTCCAAAGAGTCTTTGGTTCTGAGATAGTACCAGATGGTTCTGTATCAAACATCGAAAAGGCTTTCAATGGTGGTTCTAAGCTTCGTGTTATTCGTGTACTTGGTAAGGGTGCAACTAAAGGTGTAGTATCTGCTGCAACAAGAGCTAAAGCTGCATCTGCTCCTAAAGCTACTGAAGATGGTTCTCCGGTAGTAGCATCTGCAACTCCAGAGGAACCGACTGCTTCTACTCTTTTCAAGTTCACCTCTGGTTCAGTTGCTGTTGGCTTTGGTTTGGTAACCAAAGGTTATGGAGACCCAGTTGGTAGTGCTGAAACATTCTCTGTGAATATCTACAAACAGGCTAACACGGTTTACTACCAAGTAATCAGTGCTAATGGCCAGGTACTTGAACAAGGTCCTGTAGTAACTTACAAAACTGCAGATGATAACAATGATACTTCTGTAGACTACCTTGCTCTAAGTGCATTTGCAAAGAACTCAGAGTATATCGTTCCGGTATTAACAGAAAAGACAGAGAACATTAAATCTTGGAACAACTTCATCAAATGGTTAACTGACGATGTAGATGGAACAAGAAACCCAATCGATATCAAACTCAATGGTGCTGCTATCCCTGCTGATGGAGTAAAATTGAATGGTACCATTGGTAGTGCTGGTAGTGCTCCTACTGCAGATGAATGGATTGCTTCTCTGGAATTCGTTAAGGATTACGTAGATGTATACCAAATCTTCTGTTCTCATATTGACCAACATCTTGAGGCTGCTGCCGATGTACTTAAGGTACACAAGGCTGCAGTAGATATGGTTAAGGAACTGCAAGAATATACCTACTACATTGAAGTACCAAAATATACTACTCACTATACTCAAGGTGACCAACCAAGAGATTTGAAATCAATCATCACTTGGATTCAGACTTGCCTTGGTACTGTAGGTAACAGCAAATATGTTGCTTACTTTGGTGGTGGTATTAAATACTACAATGCTGACGGTAACTTAGTAGACTCTGATGTTCTTGGTACTATTGCAGGATTGGGAGATGCTTCTGCTTCTCAATTCGGACCCTGGAAATCCTTTGCTGGTATGAACCGTGGTATTATATACGATGGCAATGGTCCGGTATGCCCGAACTATGGTTCTCCTTCAAGAACTAAAGAACTCAACGAACTTGCACAGAATTATGTAAACATAATCTGTATTAAGGATGTTCCTAACCAAGGTAAACAAACTTTGCTGTGGCATTGTTTCTCTTCTCAGGTAAAACAAGATTCAGAAAGATTCCTTGCAATTGTAAGATTGAATCTGTATCTCAAAAAGAATCTTAGACCTATTCTAGAAAAGTATTTGGAAGAACCAAATATCTGGAACACTTGGAATAAGATTTATCTAGAAGTTAAACCAATGCTGGATAACTTGGTAGATGAAGATGCCCTGTCTGAATACACATGGATGGGTGACCAAGACGCTAACTCGTACAATGACTTATCGGTAAACAACGAAGCCGATGTTCGTCAAGGTAAATATAAAGCAATCCTGAAATTCAAGGATATCGTTCCAATGCAAGAAATCACTATGGGTATCTATATTGACCAAGCATCTAAGTCCGTATCCATTCAGGACGTTAACGAATAAAATTAAGAAAACATGGGAGCAAAAGTAAAGAATCCGAGAAAGAAATTCCTTTGGAGTATCACATTCCCTAAGCACCCAATCAATACTTATCTGTTCCAAACTTGTACTTTGCCAGATGTAGAGATTGACCAGGTTGCTCATGGAGACGTTAACCGGGACGTTAAAACTGCCGGTAGAGTTACGGTAGGTAACTTAGTAGTAGGTAAACTTTTAACTACTGCAGGTTCAGATACATGGCTTCATGATTGGCTTTATTCATGCCAAGATATGATTGCAGGTGGAGGTTTGGTACCAAGCCAATACTGGGAAAATGTAATCGTAAATGAACTTGCCGAAGATGGAGTTTCCGTACTTAACACCCACCTCTTCGAAGAGGTATGGCCATGTAAGATTACAGGTTTAGACCTGGACAGAATGGCTTCAGAGAACACTATCGAAAGTATCGAATTCTCAGTAGGTACCGTAGATAAGTATTAAAAACGCTTAGTCTATTTTCACTAAGATTTTTAGGTGGGAGGGGTGGGATTCCTAGAAAGGGCTCACCCCTTTCTTGTTGTTATAGCGAACACTATGAACTAAAGTATAACCAAATAACTTATTTTAAACATGGAATTAAATTGTAGAACACATGAATTTATAACCCCAGCAGGTTATAGATTCTCAATCCGGGAACAGAATGGTGCAGATGAGGATATCTTATCTAATCCTATGGATGTAAGAAACCTTATGAACCTTACTAAGTTCATTCAGGCAATTGTAGTTGATACGGATTTTACACCTAATCGTAGATTAACGGTAGAGGATGCAGACCGTATCCCTTTGAATGACCGGTACTGTATCTTATTCCAATCACGAATATTTTCACTTGGTGATGAAGTAGAATTCGAATATGATTGGGGCCAAGATGGTGGAGTACAAACTTATGGTCAATCCTTAAGTGAGATGTTATTCGATAACTATGGAGAACTTCCTACAGAAAAGGAATTGGCAGATAAACCAAACGCTATTCCCTATTATCCAGAACAAGGTAAGCTTACCGATTATGAAGTAACTCTATCTTCAGGCAAGGTAGTTAAATTCGATTTGCTTACTGGTGCAGGAGAAAGGATGTTGGTTACTTTGCCAGTAGAAAAACAAACTCGCAATGCGGCATTGATTGCAAGGAACTTACATCTTCAGATTGATGGTAAATGGGAAAAGGTAGAAAGCTTCCATTTATTCTCAGTAAGAGACATTGCAGAGATTCGTAAAACAATCTTTGCTTATGACCCAGTCTTCGATGGTAATACAGATGTAGAACATCCAAGTATACCTGGAAGAATTGATAAATATCCTATAATGCTTTCACCGACTTTTTTCTACCTGACGGAAGCGTAGACCATCCAGGTACATTCACTTATATATGTAGAGCTGAGGTAGCCATCGACTATCTCAGCTTTTTGCGTCTTCCGTATCGAGAAAGGAAAAGATTTAAGGATATAGCCGATGAGTATTATGAAAACTTAAAAAAGAAAACTAGAAAATGATAGACAGAAGAAGCTTAGTCGAGGTCGGTGTTGCAATGGTATTAAGAGACCGATTCTCTAATGAGGCTGGCAGAATATCGAACTCATTTAGAACAATGATGAACGATATGAATACCTGGAATCGAGGTATTCAAATGTCAACCTCTAATGCTTTTGAGTTTGGAAAAGAATTGGTTGGAGGTATGGCAAGGGCCTACCAATATTCTGCAGGAGTATACGACCAAGTATTCTTAGCTTCTAAAATGTCTGGAGCTAATGCTGCTCAACAGGCAAGGCTAATGCAAGTAGCCAAAGAAGTCAATGAGGTAACTCCTCTTACTGCTGCAGATATTGCATCAGGTGAAAGGTACTTGGCAATGGCCGGTAACAATGTAGAGCAAATCGAAAGGATGATTGGCCCTGCAGCTAAGCTGGCTTCTATCTTCAGTATGCCTCTTGGTCAGAAAGGTGGAGTTGCTGACTTGATGACTAACATCATGCAGACCTTCAATATACCTGCACAGAATGCTAACCAGGTAGTAGACCAATTGGCAACTGCAGTAACCTCTGCAAATATTTCTCTAACTGACCTTGCACAATCTTTCCAATATTCAGGAGCAGAATTTCGAAATGCTAAAATTAGTATGGGTGATGCGGCTGCAGCCATTGGAGTACTTGGTAACCAAGGTATCCAAGCTTCATCAGCAGGTACTGCATTAGCAAACATGATGCGCTATTTAACTCTTTCCGTAACCGGGCAGAAAAAGGGGGGCGGTGAGATGCTAAAATCTTTAGGTATAGACCCAGCTTCTCTAGTAGATGCCTCTGGCAATCTTTTGAGATTAGATAAGATTATATCTATACTTGGTGAGAAACTTAGAGGTAAATCTGGTATCGGAATATCCTCTGCTTTGTTCAATATCTTCGGAGTTCGTGGTACAAGAGCTGCCTCAGCTTTACTTCAAGATTACTGGACTGGAGCTAATAAGCTTACCGAACTTATGGATAAAGTTGCAGGTGCAAATGGTACAGTAGAAAATTTAACTCAAGAAAGATTACAAACTCCTGCTGGTATTATTGAACAGTTTAAATCTAACTGGGAGAACTTTATTGTAACTGCAGGTTCTACTCTTGCCGAAGTCTTTAGCCCAGTACTTAAATTAGGTTCTGGTATCCTAAAGATTATTAACAGTATGCAAGAAACTTGGGCAGGTAAGTTCTTGGTAAAGGTAGTTGCAACTGGTGCAGTAGTAGGTACTTTATATCAAGGCTTTAAGTTTATTCAAGGTACAATCAAAATGATAAGTACCTTCCAAGCTTTAGCTACTACAGAAACTAATGGCATGGCAGAAGGTATGATAAGAACTAATGTTCAAGCTACCATACTCGAAGGTCATCTAAGGAATATATCAATGATGATGTCTACAGTTGCTTCTAAAAACCTAAGTATGGGTGGTAGTATAGCTTTAGCAAGTGGTATGTTTATGGGTAAGGATAAAAGAGGTAGAACTTATTATAGAGACAGCAGTGGTAAAAGAGTATCAAGGGATATTGCTTTAGGTGCAGCTATAGGTTCTACTACGAAAACCGTAACTAAAACTGCAGGCCAACAGATTGCTAAGAAAGGTGCTATGGGATTTGGTGCTAGATTACTTGGTGGTAGACTTTTAGGATTCTTAGGTGGGCCTTGGGGACTACTAGCTTCTATAGCTATCCCTGCATTAATAGAAGTAATAGGTGGTCTTACCAGTTCTGTAGATAATAACACTGCTGCATTAAACTCTGAAGAAACCAAAGCTTCTATTCAAGACAGAAACCAACAAGCATTTATTGATGCTGTTAGAGGTGCAATCAGAGATGGATTTAAGGATTCAAGAATTAATATATCGGTAGATGGAAATGAAGCTGGAGACTTTGCTCCTGGTGGTCAACAAGATTTTACTGGTATATCATTGGGATTAAACTAAACAATCATGGCAAGAATATTAAACCAAATAGCAGGTGGGGTTGTTGAAAAATACAATGACCTCACCAGAGATTCTGCAGGAGTTCTTACTGGTCCTCTGAATAAACTTTGGAGAGCAAGGATTTATCTCAATAGGGCAACTTCTACATTGCCTAAAGATACTGCAGATAAAGGGAAGATATACGACCCTAATAACCCATTTGGACCAAGAGCTAGTTCAAAGAATCCTAAGCTAAACCAAGGGATTCAGAATCAATACAGAATGGAATTAAAACACCAAGTAGAAGGTGGAGTTCCTTTCGGATACGAAGAAATGGACCCAGCTAAAGGTCAGAATGTTACGAAGAATAAAGAACTCTTCTTGGTAATGCCTGAGGTAAGAAGTATGAATCAAGTAGTAATTTATAATCTTACTGTTAGTCCATACCAATATATCACTCTTCAGAATAGACCACCCTCGATTGATTTCCGAGGAGAAACTACCTGGGCAACGATTAAATCCATGGGACGTAATACTCCCATGTATCATTATACTGGTGGCGAAGATATAATTCAATTCAATGTATCTTGGTTCTGTAATGACCCAGATAATCCGAAAGAGGTAATTACTAAATGCCGATTATTGGAAATGTGGACTAAGGCAAACGCTTATCAGGCAAGTCCTCCGATTCTAAAAATCGAATGGGGTAGTTCTGGTATATTTGATAATCATCAATACATTCTTACATCTGCAACTTATACCTTGAACAATTTTAGGAATGCTTCAAGGACTCGAGTAGCAGGTAAGTCAAGTACAATTGAGGATTTAAAGTTATTGCCTGCAGCTGCAACCCAGGAATTAATCTTCAAAAGGGTAAGTGCTTACAACTTATCCTATCAGGATATTGTAACTGAAGAAGACTTAAAGAATACGAAAGGGATACAGATATGATAGACTTAAATCAATACCTAACAGGAGCAAGCCCCTATGATGGAGCAATTGCTCTTAAGTATGATGAAGGGGATTATTCTTTAGAGGTAACTCCTCCTAATGTTCCTTACACTGATAGCGATAAACAACATACTGTATTGGATGGAGAAACCTTACAGAATATTGCTCATCGTTATTATGGTGATTCTGGTAAGTGGTATCTGATTGCCGAAGCTAATAATATCTTGAACCCTCTTCAAGAATTAGAACCTTATCAAATTTTAAGAATACCAATGTATGGCTGAAATTAGAAAACCTAATCAACCAATACTTTATAATGGAACAGCAACACCTTACATGGCTCTGTTCAATTCTGGAGGTATGCCTATAATGAATCCCATTACTGGCATACCTCTTGGCGCTTATATAAGTAATTGGAGCTACAAGTATGATGAGGAGAAAGAGAACTTAGCTACCATTACATTTGATACTGGAGACCCAGATACAGTAGATATTGAAGACCTCCAGGAAAGCTCAATTATTTACCTTCAGTGGGGATACATATATCCAGATGGTCAATTTATCTCTAGCCCAGTACGAAGTATTAAGGTTAGAGATTTGGATTGTGTATTCGATTCTACTGGTACTCACGTGACGATTAAGTGTATAGATACAGTTGGGGATTTAAGATTCCAACCACCTTACACTCATTCTGATTTATCGGAACACAGTTTATCCAACTTCTTGGATAATGGATGTAACAATGATATAGGCGTAATCATAGAAATATTTCAGTAATGGATAAACAAGTAATAAGTAATAAAGTTTACGAGTCACTACAGGTCCCGACAGAACAAAGTCGAACTACTACTGGAAAGATACTTTACGCTAACCGGTTTAGTGGAGTAGCTCAAGTAGCTATGCCCAGTGATTTAAAGTCTCTGATAGATAGTGACTTAGGTTTAATAGGAAATAACATCTTAGTTCAATTAGAGCAAAAGATGAAAGGGTATGCAAATGGTCCTTGGTATATTGATTCCCGGGATGGTGTAATATACATACACAATCGTAAGTTTACTCAAGAACCAGAATACACTTACATATATCAAAATGAAAATGGTGAGGTACTTAGAGTATCATTTGCCATGCAGAAGATAACTAAAAGGGTAAAGGCTCAATTAACTCAAGCTTTAGACCCAGAGGATAAAGGCTTAATTGTTGGCTCTACAGATACTACAGAACCAGAAAGAGAGAAAGAAGAAATATCTTTATTCAAACCTTTCAAATCCCCTCAGGATAATACCGAAGTAGTACCTCAATGGGATTATAAAACTGGACAGAATTTTGGGATGGGACATCCTCATCCAATTACTGTATCTCCAGAAATAATAGCTAGCCATAAACAGTATGAAGCTAAAGTAAATAAATCTAGTTCTGCAATAAAAGAGTACGGTTCTCAGAAACCCTATGTTGCCTATAATGCAGGTAAACAGGAAGCATTGGATAACTTAAGTACAGAGCAATATAGGGAAGCCATTAATACTGCAGTAAATAATTTACCGAATGATAAGAAAAGGGTTATTCAGCAAATCCTGAAGAACTCTAAGAACGGTAAAGAATTGGAAAGTAATCTTAGGCAATTACTAGAAAACGAAAGATACTTATTTACTGGAGAATATAAAATGGAATACCTTGCAGAAGAATGGGTAGACCCAAGAGAATATGACCCAGAAGGTATGACACCTCTTCATATGATTGACATTAGAGATACTCAAGGCAATAAATATAGGATTGCTTCAGCTAATGAGCAATCCCAGAGAGGTATATCTGCAATGGAAAAAGACCCTTGTATTATGGTGTATCCCGATACCTATAAATTAGATTACTCTGGTGATGGAGTTACTACACCCACTATGACTCGAAAAGTTAAAGCTAAGGTTAAGATACGAAGAATGAAGAAGGTACCATACTTAGTACCTATCTATAAATTGTATCATAATCTCTTTGGTAGATATGGCGGAGCAGATAAAGTTACTTGGGCAATGAATGCTAATGCTAATGGTGGTCTTAAAATATCTGAAAGAAAGTTGGTATGCCAAATGACTGTAGTAGGTAGACCCTCATTACAATCTTCTCAGGTAATATACCTTGATAACGTTGGGAAAAGATGGTCAGGCTTTTGGTATATCAAATCAGTACAACATTCAATGGATGCTGGTCAGGGTTATCTTTGTACTCTTGATTTGATTAAGAATAATGCAAGGGATGGACAAACTACATCCATGACTCAACTCAGTACTCAGGACATTGTAAGTAATGATGCTAAGGATTCTGCTAAAACGGATTTCGGTAAGAACAAAAAGAATGTCTCTAATGCTTCTGATATTGTACATGACTTTACCTATAATGAAGTAGTATACTTTGTAGAAAGGTTCATGGATGATAAGGGTAGAATTATTGATAAGAAAGGTGCAGGAGAGTTCTTACAGAATAAGTTCTATTATGATGAGATAAATGCTAAGGACCCAAAAGCTCTTGCTGCAGGTACAGTTCGTACAGAAGGTACAGTAGTAACTTCAAACGGTACTGCACTTTATGGTAAGATTAATGTGGTAAAGGCAGACCAATCAAAGGTTACTCCATCCATGAAAGAGAGATACAACTTTGATGAGTTTAATTGGGCAATGAAAGCTTATGAACGATATAAATCCAACAAGAAATAATGTACTCAACAGCTAAACTATTAACAGAAGAGGGTATCGAAGGTTTAGGTAGATACTACTCTATCTACCGTGGAATAGTGGTAGATAATGACGATACGGAAAAACATATGAACCGTATTAAAGTATGCTGTCCAGAAGTCATGGGTGGAATCATTACATGGGCTTATGCAAAAGGCCAACATGGTTCTATCAACAATGGATTCAAGTATCTTGCTCCCAAAGTTGGAGATATAGTATTTGTCACATTTGAATTTGGAGACCCAACTAAACCCCTATGGGAATACCATGGTTGGGGGCTACAACAAATACCAGACCCTTTGGATGGCCCTAATAAGATGGGAATCATTACTCCAGAGGGAAATGTAATGGTACTTGATGATGACAATGGGAAGCTAACTGTTTATATAAATGGTGATGTAGGCATTGCTGCTAAAGGAAACATTTCTATTCAAGCACAAGGAGATGTAAGTGTAGGTTCTGGAGATACAGTAATCTTAAATAAGGGAGAGAATCAAGGAGTAGTTAATATCAAAGAACTAACCGAGAAACTCAATAACACCATTAAAGAACTGGAAACTCTAAGAGCTTTATTCAATTCTCACGTACACTCTGGTGTAACTACTGGACCAGGTTCTTCAGGTCCTACTGTAACTCAAGCAAGTCAACCGTTCTCTACTTTCAAACAAGAAGATTATGAGGACACTAAATGTATACACTAATGGATAACTATCTTACTAACATTGTTGGAAAGGGTATGATATTCCCTATTCAACTTACAAGAAACGAAAACGGTGAAACAGGTTGGTATCCCGTTAATGGCGATATGGCTTTGGTAAGAAATAATATAAGCTCTATAATGTATTATTTAATAGGACAACGATTTCGACAGGAAAACTTTGGGAATCGCCTATGGGAATGTATAGAAGAGCCAAATACACAAGCCCTAAGTTTTATTATTAAAGAGTTTATTAAAAGCTCAATTGGTGCATGGGAACAAAGGATTACCTTTAAAGGTATTACTGTTTCTAGACAAGGTGCTAAAATAAACATAGAAGTTCATTATGTAGTTAATGAAACTTCTACTAGTCAGTACCTGTACCTGACCTACGATAAAAATGAAAATTCATTAAACTCTTATTAATATGGGAATCACTAATAAATGGCTCAACCCTTATCAGAGGTCTTACCAACAGATTAAGGCCAAGCTGATAGAATCACTTACGAATATCAAAGATAAAGATGGTAATGTACTCGTAACTGATTACTCGGAAGGAAATATCTTAATCATTATCCTTTCATTGTTTGCGGCAATTGCCGAAGTTCTTCACTACTACATTGATAATATGGCAAGGGAATCATTCTTACCTACTGCTCGTAAATACAGCTCAGTAGTTAAGCATGGAGCTTTGGTAGATTATCATGCAAGAGGTGCTATTGCAGCATCAGTAGATTTGGTAGTATCCCGGGATGTATCCGGAGATTCTATTGGTGCTAAGTTAACTATACCCTCTGGAACTTTATTCACAGACTCTAATGGTAACAAATGGTTATCATCTAGAGACGTAACTTGGTATGCTAATGTAACTACTTGTAAAGTTCCAGTTGTACAACACGAATTATATACAGAAAGCCAGATAAACGGAATGGTTATACCTTCAGATGAAAGGGTAACTATTACTCTTGGTACATTACCTAATGGTAAGTATTATGAACATGGAACTATGAGTATGAAGATTGGTGGAGAATCTTGGGTATTAGTAAATACCTTTGCTTACTCAAAACCTACAGATAAACATTTCATGGTTACTATGGATGAAGCTTTAAATCCTTACATACTATTTGGTGATGGTAAATATGGACAGAAGCCTGCAGCTAATGCCAAGATATCTGATGTTAAGTTCTACCTTACTACTGGTATCAATGGTAATGTAAAGTCTGGTACAATTACTTCTGTACCGACCGTTATATCTTCATCAGTAACAGATGCTACAGTATCTAATACTTATGCTGCAGGTGGAGGTTCATCATACGAAAATTTCAGTATGCTCAAGGAACATATACCCTTGAGTGTAAAGACTATGGGAGTAGCAATTACCAAACAGGACTTCATAGACTTAGCTAAATTGGTTGATGGAGTTAGTAAGGCAAAAGCAGAATACGAATGCGGTAGAAAACTAATTGTTTATATATCTCCAGATAATGGTGCTACTGCTGACTCTAGTATGATTCAAAAGGTATATGATGTATTACATCAGAACTCACCACTTACTACTTGGTTAACGGTTAAGTCTGCAGGTAAGGTAAATATTATCCTGGATGTAGAGGTTACTGGGAAGAAGTCTTATAAAACTTCAGAGATACAATCACAAATTCTCAGTGCATTATTTAATGCTTATTCTCCGGAAGCCTCAGACATTGGTGGCAGCGTAAGAATCTCTGATATCTATGCACTCATAGATAATCTTGAATCAGTAGATTATTTACACTTGAAGAAGTTCTATACTAAACCATGGCCTACTACCGTATATGGTAACAAGGAATTAATCCTTGGTCAATTCCAATTGGATGAGGCTAATGGTAGTATGTCTTACTTTATCTCTTTCTCTTCAGGTACTCAGTTTACAGTACGTTCAGTTAAGGGAGGCTTTTCTTATGATGGCCAAGTAGGTAAGACTACACAGATTCGAGATACTATAAATGGGTTTGTATTTGCATTGGATATACAGGACAATGGTTATCAATCTGGATTCAGATATACCATAACCATTGCAGAACCAAACAGGGATTATACAGACCCAGGTTATAATATCCCGGTATTCGAAGACTCAAGTCAGTTAACACTTAAAGTAAACGAAATAGTATGATAAATCTTAAAAACCTAATTGATTTCTTACCTTTCGAATTTAAAGAGCAAGATACTTATAAAGTCGACGGTAAGGGCATATTAGAAAGATTTCTAGAAATTTGTGGTAACTATTTCCAAGAAGATATAACTAAAGATATTGATAATATTCTAGATATAATCGATATCGATAAAACTCAGCAGAGGTATTTAAACTACCTCTGGGAGTTCTTGGGAGCATTGCCATTTGCTAGAACTGGAGAACACAAGGGAGTTCCTAACTTAAGCGATGAACAGATTAGAACTATCTTAAAGTATTCGATCTCATTACTTAAGATTCGTGGCTCAAGAAAGTTCTTCGAAATTCTTTTCAATATGTATGGGTTAACTTGTACAATTACAGACCCAACAGATGGAGCAATGGATAAATGGGAAAAGGTAGACCCATTATATGATACAGATTATTCTCAGTACGACAAGTATAACTATGATAAGATTTATGGTTGTGCTCAATGTATAGAGGTAGGTATTTCTATAAGTGGTCATGGCTTTACTTCCCCTACACCAGAGTTCAAAGCTTTCAAACAATCAATCGATAAATTATTCGATAGGTTCTTGCCTTATAATGTATCTGGGAAGATTGCTTATGGATTTGACTTAGCTTATAATTATAAAATTGTAGCTGAGCCACTTATCAGTCCTGCAAAGATTATAACTGGACATATAACTGAAGTACCAATCAGAGTAACAGTTACATCGGATTATGATGATGCTGATTTAAGGTATCAGGTAACTGGATATGACCCAGCTGAGAACAAATGGAGTTCAAAGAAATACGAAAGTGGTTCTATCTTCTATGCAAGAAAGGGTGACCAAAGGTATTACTTTAGAAGTGTAGGAGATACTTCAGTAACTACTTATGTAGATATAGGTTTAGAATACTACACTAAATCTTACCATATTTATGCAGATATCATAGAAGGTGGAACAGACCCAGATAACTTGGTAATTACTAGTACTAACCCTATGATTAAAGTAAGGGTAACTGCAAACATGAATTATCAAGGTAACATTAAACCGGTATCTGTACAGTTACTTAATACTTATGAAACTAAGGATTCTGGTTCTGTTTGGGAAATAACTTCTGCAGGTACCTATGAATGGGTTATTGCAGACTTCCCAGCAAAGAAGGTTACCTTAACCGTAACTGCTATTGCTACTAACTACACCGTACTTTGTGAACCCAGAAATATTAATCTTACCAATGGTGAGAAGTCTTTGATAACTATACGTTCTTCAGACCCAAATGAAGACACAAGCCAACTGATTGCAGTATGTACTTCAGACCCGGGTATATTAGTTCGTAATGGTCAAAGATGGGCACCAACTACTACTGGTACATTCCAATTCAGATGTACCAAAGATGATTCTGGTAATACAAGTAATTATGGCACTGTAGTAGCTTATAGATTAGGTTATACGATTACTTATGGTATAGGTGTATCTAATAAACGATTAAACCTAAATGCTCAAGGTTCTGCTTCAATTAATCTTTGGGTTACATCGGGTATTTATTATTCTACTTTTGAAAGTGCAAGCTTAGGTAGGTATTTTGATACTAATGTAACGATTTATAAAAAGAATACTCAGGGTACTTGGGTAAAACTTGGTACTACAGAATTAACAGATCGTTACGTAGTTAGTCCAGATTTCTATTATGGTAGAAGTACAGAATACACATTCAATGAAGCTGGTAGTTATAAATTTGAATCCATAGGAGATGCCAGTAAGTCTGTAGAAGTAGAAGTACTAGAATATGTACCTGCTCCTAAATCTTACTTGTGGTTAGAACCCTTGGATGAAACCGATGATAATTGGTATGAACTACAAGCTTATTCAGAAGCAGCAGTAGATGCAGGAAAGTACATCAAGGCAGGTTATCAATTAACCAAATCTAAGAACTGTCAATTCTACTTACGTTGGGGAGACGGTGGTAGTGTAATAACTGATATCGAATTAGATGGTTCATCCGAGAAGTATAAATCGAATACCATTATTACTTTTGATAAAGCTGGTAATTACGAATTTTACTATCAAGGTTCAGCAGTAAATCTTACGGTTAAAGACGTTATGCCTAAGTATACTTTAACTTGTAATCCAGTAAGTGCAGAACTAAGTAAGGATGTACAAGAAGTATCTACAATTGTAACCTGTACTTCAGATACTGGAGAAGTTTCAGATATTGTATATGAGACAGCTCCAGATGTAGTTCATCCAAGCCCTTATCAATTCTTTACTAACTTACCAGGTAAACATACTTTCTATGTGAAAGCTAATCCTGCAGTTAAAGCAGTCTTCTTGGTAAATCTACTTGATGTAGTTGATAAGACAGAACTTACTTGGGAATCCAATGATATTTCGGAACAAGGTATTAATATATTAGTTCCGGAAGGAACAGCATGGTCACTTAAAATAGAATAAACAAAATGGAAAGCAGCTCTTTTAACACACTATTTAAAACTGGTATCATTGGATTCACTTCTGAATGTTATGCCATTATCTTTGATTTAAGGTGGATGATTTTATTAGCCTTTGTATTAATACTTGCAGATTTCTGGTTTGGGATATCTGCAAGTAGGGCAAAGAAGATTGAAATAAGAAAATCTAGAGCCGGGAGAAGAACTCTTAATAAAATCATTGATTACTTGTGTTACATCTTACTGGGTGCCGTAATAGGTAAAGCCATCGGAGAACCTTACGGATTAAATCCAATAACTGTATCTATAACGGTAATGGTATTATGTTACTGTTTCGAGATAGATAGTATTTATAATCATATCTGTACTCTACATGGCGTAGAAAAGAAGTACAGTATCTGGTTTATCTTTTGGAAATTAATAACCTTCAAGTTCAAGGCTGTAGGAGAGGCTTTCCAAGATATGAAAAACCAATCGAAAGAATATAAAAGTAATAACAATAACGAAGATACATTATGAAAACGTATTTTGATTATGAAGGTATAATAAAATCTAAGGATGCAGCTGAAGCAATAGCTGCGCCCGTAGGCATTGGTCCATTTTGTGGATTCGGCTCAGCAACGATTGTAAACAATGCAATCACTCTCTTACCTAATGGAGAACCTACATCTCCGGCATATCAAGCAATAAAGGACAGAATCCTTTCAAGGTATATGACTAAGGCTGCTGATTCTGGTGAAGGCCCAGATACAAACTTTGGTTGTATAGCAAGAGATGGTACAATCTACATTTCGGATAGTGCCAATATTAGTATACCTAATATTGAAGGCTCAAAGGGTTCTAATGAGGATGTGATTGTATTCGCTTACCATACACCTTTGGAAGAACCCGTACAGAACCCGGTACAGTTCAGGGCTTTCTGGAATGAATCTAATTCATTCTACTCTCTGTACAAGAAATCGGTAGACCCCTTATATCCAACACCTAAGGATACTAGAAATTTGTCAAAAACAAACGTACTAGAAGATAATGAATTATCATATGAGTCTCTAGTGAATAGAGCTATAGCTTCAGTATCTCAAGGTTTGGTAGACAAATCCTCAATGGTATTGATTGGTATATATGGGCAAGGTACCAACTCAATGGATAATACAGTAGAGAAGTATTCTATTGTTCCCTATGCAGGGAAGTTTCCTCAACCAGTAGAATATAATACTGCTATCCATGGAATGCAACAATCTAATATGGAAACTCTCTTACGGTTATTGCAAGGATTCCCCAACTTTGATATCAAGGGTTACATAGATGAAAAGCTTGGTGGTATGGCAGGAGCTAATATACCAAGAGGATTAATTGCAATGTGGAATGGAGTTTCTGTACCAGAAGGCTGGGCTTTATGTAACGGGCAGATTGTAGAAGACTTACAGACACCTGACTTATCTGGTAAATTCATTGTAGGTTGGTCATCAGGTAAAGAAGATTATAACCTGATTGGTAATACTGGCGGTCAAGAAAAAGTAACATTGGCTGAAACAGAATTACCTGCTCATGCCCACAATTTTGATGATGCCTATTTTATAGAGGCTGGTCAGAACTATGCTACGGCTAATGGTACTCGGTGGATAGGTAGTAATTTGGCTGGTAGTAATAAAACGGATACAGATAACTCTTATGTTTTCTTATGGAATCATGATACCAACAAAGCAGGTGGCGGTCAAGCTCATGAAAATAGACCACCATACTACGTACTGGCATACATTATAAAACTATAATAATATGTCTTAACTACTTATATTGTTGACAAAGAACTTTTAATTTATGAATTACAGAGAGGGGACGTTGGGAAACGCCCCTTTTCTTTTGTGTTTAGTAGTGAAGTTCTTCCTTAGCTTTTTCTTCCCAGTATAGGATATCCTGTTTGAGTTCTCCTATGTATTTAACTGACTTCTTAGTTCTAGGCATATCAAAGAACTCAACCAACATTATATTGGTGATTCTTTCTCCGTCCTTGATTCGTTCCTTGATATAAGGGGGAGGAGTAAGTAATACTTCAAATACCATATAAGCATCAGGAGATAACTTCTCTTTCATATACTTATATAATAATTCAAGCATTTCTTCCTTAGCCTTAACTTCTTCATCGTCATCTTCTAACTCTTTATCATTATCAAATAAGTCTTCAAGTTTGAATAGGTTCTGATTGTATTCTGCAATCTCTCCATAGGCAAATCGAAGAAGCTTATTCTTAAACGTAGCAAGAGAAGAAAGGATTCTTGCTTTAAGATGTTCTTCACTACAAGTACCGTAGTACTTATTAAAAACAAATAACATTTTATCCCAGAAATAAGAAGATATTATATCTGGAGTAAGGTTAAACCTTTTGTAATCAATCTGTTTGGTAAGGTTCCGAATAACTGGCTTACAAACTTTGTATAACCGATTAAACATTGCTTCATCATAATCCTGCATAGGTTTTAATCTATGAAGCTCTGAACCATTGTTCCCATTACATTTCCTCATATTCTTTAAGTATTTCGTTATGCAAATATAATAAATATATTTTATATAATATAAGAATATCAAAAAATTTCACCGAACGGCTGAGGATAAGAAGACTAGATATTGTGGACATGAGTTCAGAACTACATGAGGACTATCAAAATCTATTAGTATATAATATTGCAATATAATAATGTATGAAAAAGAATAAAATTAAATTTAGTTTTGCACCTGACTTTCAGTTAGAGATTCTCAGGTTCATTATTCAAGATAAGGAAGGAGGTTTAGTACTGAGTAGAATAAAACCAAGCTACTTAGTACTTATCGAACATTCCTTAATATGTGAGGGTATACTTAAATACTTTAAGAAGCAAAGAAAGATACCTTCACAGAATGTCCTTAAACAAGTACTCAGAGAAATGCTAGAATCTAAAAACTACGTTGACCTGGTTACTAAGGACGATATCCCAAACATCGAGAAGGTTATCAAAAACCTTTATTCAATTCAATTGTCCGATTCGGAATATATTAAAGAGAAAATCTATCAGTTCTCTACCTATGTTGAAATGAAAAACCTGAATGATTCATTCGACTTAGATAACTTCGAACAATATGAAGAATATTCAAGAAAGGTAGAGAAGGTCTTACAGAAAAGTAGACCTAAACAGGAGGATGAACCTTTATTCATGATTCGTGATGTTACCGAACGTCAGTTTAAAAGGCAGGCAGAACCCTCAGTAGTACCATGCCCATTTAGGCAACTAAACGATTTAACCAATGCGGGAGGATTCCCAGGTGCATCAATCAATGTAATCTTGGATAAACCTAAAGCAAAGAAAACATTCTTCATGGTTAACCTTGCAAGAGGTTACCTTAGAATGAAGAAGTCAGTTTATTATGTGGATACAGAAAATGGTCAAGAACAAATCATGGACCGTTTCATTCAATCCAGTATCAATAAAACTAAGAAGGAATTATATACTGGAGATTATGATAAACTCGAGGCTAAGCATTTAAGAAAACTTGCAAGGTTTGGAGTTGAATTAATCGTTGAAAGAGTACCTGCATTAATTACTGACTGCAATTATATAAGGGAGAAGATACTTACTCTTAGGAGCCAGGGAATTGATATTAAGGTATTGATGGTTGACTATGCAGGGAAGCTTGCTTCTATTGCAAAGGATAAAGAGGATTTCGATAGAATCTCAAACGTATATATTGACTTACAGAACCTTGCTGAGGATTTGCATTTAGACATTGTATGGACTGCTCATCATATTACTCGTGAAGGTAAGAAACACCAAGCAACTAAGTATGATGAGAATGATATATCTGGTTCTATTGCAATTGTACGTAATGCTCAATTTATTATGGGTCTTAACAGTACAGAACAAGAGGAGAAAGATAATATCCTTCGTTCAGAGATTGTAGTACAAAGGGATGGTCTTCCTTCGGGTAGAGCTTTATTCAAATGCGATGTAGAAAGGCAAAGATGTATTGAATTTACTAAAGAGCAAAGAAAAACCTATGATGAAGTATATGGTAAGAAACTCGAAGAATCCTTTAATAAGAAAGGTAATCCAGATGCTGATTCAAAGAAAAGAGAAAGGACAACTGGTGATATATGAGAACTAAAAAGGTAGAAGTAGTAAAAGACAGATGGACTGATGGATTAGCTTTAGAAATATCTCATAATGGTTGGCAAACAACTTCCATCAGTAATCTAGATATTGAGGATTTGAAAAGAATCCGAAAGGTAATTCGTAAAGCAATTAGAAACCATGAAAATAACAATAACAAAAGAGGGTAAGGTATTTAAGGATGATATCTTACTAAAACCCAGGTTAATTAGAGGTTATTTAAAAGTCAAGATAGAAGGCTCGACTTATTCAGTACATAGGTTAGTAGCATTAGCATATATCCCAAACCCAGAGAATAAACCATGTGTATGTCATAAGGATAATGATAGGACTAATAATCGGGTAGAAAATTTGTATTGGGGTACTTATAAAGAAAATACTCAACAATGTATCAGAGATGGTAGGTTTAAACCTGGAGGTCGAGATATACTTGATAAATTTAGTATCAATTGTTTACTTTATGAGTATAATATTGGTAAACCCAGGTCGATTCTTAAAAAGAAATTTGGGATTTCTGATTCAGCTATTACTCGTATTATAAATTTAAAGAGTAAACCTAAATTTGGAAACTATAGGTTTAAGGATATATACAAAGACATTATTAATGACTATCAAGATGGTATGTTAGTTAGAGATATATGTAATAAGTATTCTATAGGGCATACTACTTTAAATAATTACTTGCGTAGGTTAAATATAGTTAGGCATAGATGAAAATTACTAATAAATTTAAATCCCAGTTAAAAACCTATTTTATCAAGAGATTAGGTGCTTTTGAATATCGGAGAGGCTGGATGAAACTCCCAGTATGCCCATACTGTCATAGGGAATTAAAAATGGGAGTTAACTTATCAATGTATAGAACCAATTGTTTCAGATGTAATGAACATCCGAATCCTTCACAGTTGGTTATGGATATAGAAGGATTCGAAACATATCATGAATTAATTAATTTCTTAAACAGTGGAAAATTTGATGAACTTGAATTTCACGAAGAAAAGGTTGAACTTGCCGAAGCTAAACCATTGTACCTTCCCGATAGTTTTAGGCTCCTTTCAATGGGAAGTTCACAGGTTGCGAAAAGCATTAGAGGGTATGTCAAAAGCCGTGGCTTTAGCATCTCGGAGTTGTGTAAGCATGGAGTTGGCTATGCGACAAAAGAACCATTCTTTGGGTACCTCATTATACCCTTTTATTACAGAGGACAACTTAGATATTATAACGCGAGAAATGTTATCGGGCAAGGTCCTCGGTATAACAACCCTAACAAAGATATCACAGGAGTTGGCAAAGAATTTATCATATTTAATTATGATGCGCTGGAGATGTATAGGTCGGTATACATCTGTGAAGGTGCACTCAATGCCCTTACTATTGGGGATAGGGGAATTGCCACAATGGGTAAAGCTATATCTGGATATCAAGTCAATGAACTACTTAAATCCTCATGCGAAAGATTCATTATATTGCTGGACCCAGACGCCAAGAAATACGCAATCAATCTTGCGCTCAAACTTGTTGCCTATAAAAAAGTCAAGGTGGTGTTTTTACCAGAAGGAAAAGATGTAAACGATTTAGGGAGAAAAGAAACACTTAGGTTAGTATATCAAACAAGGTATCAAAGTTATCAAGATTTAATTCAAATCCGAAACTCTTTGGAGTAAGGATTACCTATTATATTATATAACTTAAAATTAATAATGATATGAAATTTAAGATTGACAGTGGTATAGTAGCTGCCATTACAGCTGTTACCCTTTTTATTTTGATTATGGGTTATTTTATGCCAGTAAGGAGTTGGTTTGAAAAACCCCAACCAAGAAAGAATATGGTTTTTAGATGTGAGATGGTTGATGGTAAAGTTAGAGATTATACTTTAAACTTACCAGAAAATGTTACTTGGTATGTAGGTACAAGTAGAGGTTCATATTATGTAAACTTTGGTTCTCCTACTAAAAACTTATATGGAAAGGAATGCCCAATAGATAATAACGAAGGTTGTATTAATGGAGTTTTAGTTTGTAATAGAATAAAATGAGAGAACCCAGCATTCACATCACTAAGTCTCAATTTGAGGAAATATTAAATACCCTAGAGGTAGATAACTTCCCAGTTGAGGCTTTTTTTGTTATTGCACGAAAAGAGGCAATAAATACTAGAGCAGTGGTTGTTTCTAATAAAGGGACAACTAAGAAAGTAACTAACATATTACTAGCATCTAAGGGTAATGCTTCCCTTGTTGCTGATATATTATATGCTACTCGTATAAAGCTTAAGCATAGAGGAGTTCGTAAAATAAACGAAAGTAATACAAGGGAATGGACTTTATGTAAAAAGCTTGCTGAGATATGTAATACCTTCTGTGAGGATTTTAAATTTGATACTCGGGAAGGATTTATTAAATATATTGAGACTGGATTAAATAGGATGACCGATTATCGTAATGTTATGCAAAGGTTGATATCTATGCAGGATAACATTACTAATCAAACAGAAGCTGAGATTAAATTACAGTCTGCAGATTTAGAACTCACTGCTAAGGTACATGATTACTTTGTAAGTAAGATTGCTAAAGCAACTGGTATATATGAATCATATGAAAAGAATCCTGAAAAGTATGTTCACTTTGCTTATGTAGCAGCATTCTTAGAGGAAGAAGGTTGGGATTATAAGGATTTCATAGATGCTCAGTTTGAATCTCTAGCATGGTGTAATGGTTTACCAGATATTGCTCAGTTATATACAGATAAAGCAGTAGAAAGGTATAATAAGTATTTATATAAAAATAAGAATAAAAAATCCTTAGAGGAACCAGAAGTTGAAGGCTCTCTCTGGGATAAGATTAATAATTAAAAACATAACGTTATGAAAGCTTTAAAATTTTTAGGTAACAGAGTAGAGGATGCAGCTAATGCTTTTATTGATGTCCTCAAGTATTCGGACCCGTCAGTAGACTATCCAGATTTCAATGATATAGAAAGATGGCCAGATGAAATTGTTGAAATGTTTGAGCATATACTTAAGACTGCTAGTTTTTCAGAAACTACTGCAATCCTGATGTATACTCAACAATCATCAAGATTCGATGATATTGCAGAACTAATGCTTGGTATTGGTTTAGTAGAAATGAGACATTATGATAAGATATCAGATTTCTTACAGAAAGCTAATCCTTATGAAGATTATAATACCATGGAAATCAATCCAAGTATAGAAATCGGATGTACTTCTCAGAATGCTTTGAAGATTGCTTTAGCTTCAGAAGGAGAAACCATTGCTTATTATAATGCCATTATTAATAAGCTTGCTCCTTACTATGATAGGGCAGATTATGATGATGTAATGTATTTCTTGAATAAACTTATTGCTGATGAAGAACATCATATTAAGCTTATCAAGGAAGCTATGGGAGTAGATGATTCTACTAAGAAAGGCGTAACTGTAATTATCAAATGAGTAGGATAATTATACAGAATGGGAATATGTGCGAACTGGACTTACCTCTTAAGTTCGCACAGAAACTCTATGCAGAGTTTGCCATTCGTCATCCAAATGCTTTCTACTTACGTACAAGGCAAAGAGGTATGCAAAACTGGGATGGTAAGATTCATTACGTTAATAAGCATGGTGAATTTAAAATAGGTTTACTTCCTGCAGTATACGAAAAGTGTATTGAGTATGGAATTAAACCTAAAGTTGTAGATATGCGACAATCATTACCTAAAGTCAGTAAAGTTGTTACGAAGATAGGAGAATATAAATTAAGACCAGAACAAGAGAAGGCTGTTAAAGCAGTAATCAATAACAAAGTAGGTAAGGTACCTTTCCAAATTGGTGTTTTAGATTACACTGTTAATGCAGGTAAAACCCTTATTATGTCGTCTCTTTATTTATCCTATAAGAAGCAGTTAAAGACTTTGCTAATAACTAATGACTCTGACTGGTTGAATCAAGCTAGAGATGAATTTAAGAAATACCTACCAGGAGAACAGATTACATTCGTTCAAGGTAAAGTATTAAATTGGAGTAACTTTACCATTGGTATGGTTCAATCTATTTCTCGTAACATGAGATTCTATCAGAATGAATTAGCAAAGGTAGATATGGTTTTGGTAGATGAGGCTGACCAAGCAGGTAGTAAGCAATATCAAAATGTACTTACTCGCTTATTTAATACCAGAGTTCGTATAGGATTATCTGGTACCATTTATATGAGTAAGCTTGCCAAGGATAAAGTAAAGAATATGAATCTTGAAGTATTCTTTGGTAAAGTACTTGCAGAGTTTAAACTTAAGGATTCTATTAAGAAAGGTTATTCAACTCGTACAATTGTAAAGATGGTACCAAGTAAACCTTGGTATGGTAATTGGGAATCAGAAGAAGTATCCTATAAGGAAGTTTACGATGATTCTATTACCTTCAATAAGTATGCAAGGAGAATGGTTTATTCCCGGCTTAAATGGAATGTTAAACAAGGTAGATATCCTGCACTCGTAGTATGTAAATTTATTGCACACTGTGAGAAATTATGCAAATACTTTAAAAAGAAGCTAGGAAGTAAATATAATATTGCCTGTGTGCATGTAGATACTCCTTCAAAGATAAGACAACAAATAATGAAAGATTTTAGGGAAGGTAAGATTGATATCCTGGTATCAACTACAATTATTGCTCGAGGTAAAAACTTTCCTAAGCTTAGGTATTTACTTAATGCAGCAAGTATGGATAGCCAGGAAAAATCTATTCAGTTCCTTGGTCGTTTAGTTAGAACTGATTCCTCAAAGAAAAAGGTTTACCTTGATGACCTTCATTATCCAGGTCCTTATCTTAATAGGCATGGTAAACATAGGAAGCAGTATTATCAAAAACAAGAATTAAAAGTTATTCTGTTAGAGAAGATATGGAAGAATCATCCTATTCACTCTTTATAAGAATACCTTACTCAATCTGTTCTATTAAGTACTATGGATAATTACTTTTTCCGGTAGGAGGAAGTAATTAATCTAATAGAGGGACATAGGGCATTAATCATAAGATAAAAGATATGGAATACTTATTAATACTTACAGTACTGGGAGTGATTATCGGAATACTTTATCTCTATTCATCTCAGTATGATTGTAATGAATACAAATACAAATGTCATCATTGCAAGAAGAAATTCAAGGAGAGTGATATAAAGGATTTAAGAGGTCCTTGGCATACTAAGGATTGGACTTGTCCTCATTGTAAACATTTAAATGTAACACTTAAAGGTTATGATTACTAAGTTATATAAGAAATTCATTAATAAGATAATTGGGGAGGAACTAACACCTCTCCATGTTTTTAATTGTACTTCATTGGTATGGATATCAGATATACAATCTGTTCAAGTAATGGCTAATGAATACAAGGTATATTTTGATTTATCTTTCTGTTCAGGACTGCAGGTTAGAGTACTAACTTATACTGACTCTCGTTACTCACAACACTTGGGTGATATCAGGAAACTATTTATTAATGCAATTGGACATTCCTACTTACCACTGTATGAGTCGGAATTGAAGATTGGAGATTCAGCTATAAGACTAACAGAAAAAAAAATAGATGATTGACTATGGCAAAGAAAAAACAAATGCTTCCCGACTTAACCAAGCAGGATATCCTAACACCTTTGGACATCTCTCAGTTGGGAAGTAACGGAGACCCATGCTTTGGTATTGGGTATGATTTATCCACTAAAGAATGTAAACTATGCGGAGACTCAGAATTATGTGCGTTCAAGATGTCCCAGAACTTGAACATTACAAGGAAAGAATTAGAACAGAAGAATCAATACAAAGATTTGGATGTATTAGAAGACACGGTTGGTATCAAGAAATTCATCCGAGGCTTGATTCGGAAAGGGAAAGACAGAAAAGAAATTATCTCAAAAACAGTTGAGAAATTCGAAGTACCTAAGAAACGTATTAGAGAACTTTATAGAGAATGCAATGGGAAAGGTCAGTAAGTTAAGAATGATATGGGCAATGTTTAAGTTATACCTTAACAACCCAAATTATTACGTACGGCAAGAAGATGTTCTTGCTGATTTGTTTATGCAGGGTGAATATGACGTAGAGAGATTCTGTCATTCACTCGGAGTAACTCCTCAACGAGGATTAACCTTTGGACAACTTTTAAAACAATGTAATATATTATGAACAGATTCAGATTTATTAAAGTAAGAGACGTAAAGACTCCC